GGCTTTATTTACTCCAAATACGATAGTAGTAGTTATAGCCGCCCCTAACCCAAAATACAATAAGTTCTTCCAAAAGCTATAATTTTCTTTACGTGTCAATTCTTTTGATAGACTCTCGCTTTGATCTTTCCATAACTTAACCTGCTCTGCCAATAGTTCTGTTTCTTTATTCTTTAGGTCAATTAACTTATTTTGATTATTAGTAAGGTTTTTAAAATATTCTAAATCCATTAATTTAAGTCTATTTTCTAATTCGGCTGTAGGTGAGAATAGAAAGCCTGAATAAGGAGCTGGCTTATCCTTTTCAATAAATTTAACTTCTGCCATAGCTACATTAATAGTAAACATTGATATTAGTAAAAAAAGTTTCATACCCACCAAGTCCTTATATATTTATTCATTACCTTAAATAGTCTATCCTGGTCTCTTATCATCATCCTATCTTCTAGGTTTAGTATTTCTATTAAATGAACTGCGTAAGCTTCCCTTTCTTCCCTAGTTCTTATATTAGACCCCTCAATAGAGGTATATCCATTTTCTAAAGTCTTAAGTATACACGGACCATAAATTTTATCTAATTTACTAAGATCATTGGTTATATAATTTTGGTTAATAATTCTCGTCATAAGTTTGCTACATATTCTAAGTGATTTAATATATTTATCCTTATCAATATATTCATAAGACTTATGCGATTCTAAATTTTTTCTTATATTATCTAGCTTAAATTTTATTATAAGAAGTATTTCAACGTAATCGTTATTTGACTCGTTTATAGACCAATAAAACTTAAACGCTCTTATAGCGTTTTTAATTCTTCGTATAAAGCTTAAAATATAGCTATACGCAATTCTAATGCCCATGGTTGTAGTATAGCATATTTAGAGTATATTTTACTTTTTTTTATTATAAAAATCTTCAATTTCTTTTATAGAAGCCTTAGACGCCTCACTCTTAGCCTCGTTTAAACGCTCTAGGTTGTCTTTTATGGAGTTATTAATGTCTGCCTGAGCACTCCTATTACTAGATAACTTTTCGTCTAATATAGAGCTTTTATTGCTGGCTAATAGGTTTTTAATAATAGACTTAAGGTCTTTTTGAAAATATTGTCTTAAATAAGCCAGACCTAACATAGTACCCAGAGCTACTAATAAACCTTTCCAATACTGTTTTAATAAATTCAATAACTTACTCATATTCACTTACCTCTATAAATTCTTTTTTAAATAATTCTAAAGCTGATTTTGGGTAAAAAGTCGAACCCCATAACCTTGCCTTATCTAATCCATGATGTTTACCTATAGCTATGGTTATAGCTAAAACGTCTGCTATATCACTAGGAGTAGTTCTCATTTTATCATTACTATTAGATGGTATCTCGTCTGGTAACTTACCTAGTATAGACTCTACGTAAGCTTTAGTCGGGACTTTGTAGTCCCTTTTACCTATGCTATTTTTTATAGGCTTTATGCCTAAGTTAGACCTCCAAGTAGGCGGAGGAATTTCAAAATAAGCTACTTTATAAGGCACTGTTAGACATTCTATAAGTCCATTTATAGTAGGTATTACAGCACTCCCAAACATTTGTTTTGGATTGGCAAAGAAACCCTCTACGTATACAGCAGAAGGTAAAGCATCTTTTAGAGAATTTAGTAGATGATATACACACTTCTGGACGTAATAGAATCTAAGCCCCCTCTTCCATTTACTTTTAGTCCATAGCATACCTACGTAGAATATTTGTAACTCATTCTTTTCTTTATTTAAGTCGGCTAGACAATAAGCCAAATGAGATGCAGATGGATCTATTACTAAAATAGTCTTAGTTTTATTTATATCTATCAGAGGTATACTAGGAGACATTTTTATTAGTGGTCCTTCTATATTTACAAGTAGAACATATTAATACTGTCCTTTTAGGAAATTCTATCACGGTTAGATTACTTTTACAATTAGGGCATGGGTATTTTCTTTTCTCTACTTTGTTATTATTTTTTATTTCTGGTACAGCGTCAACAACGGAATCAGTTAAGTACTCTAATTTTCTATGCTTCTTAGAAACTGAGCCTAGGCTTTTTCTTAAGTTTCTGTTTTCAGCCTTAAGTTGCCTTACTAAGTCCCTTAAGTAATCTAGCTCGTCTCTATCGTTTCTTTTCCTACCCATTACTTAATATAAGATCAGATATAGCGATAATATCTTTTTTAAATGATTCTAGGTCTACGTTAACTATCATATAATCTGATTCTATAGATAGTTGTTCTGATATATGTGTATCATTATTATTTAACCCAAGACGTTTAATTCTAATAATAGAACCTCCTAAATTCTTAATCATATTAGCTTCATTATTAAACCGAACATCATCAAATACGACTTTACTGTCTTTTGGAATAGAGGAACGAGCTACCTTAACCCAATACTCTGAGTCAATTAAATCTCTAAATATATCAGTGCCTACAACTTGTAGCACTTCTCTCGGAGTATTTAATAGTCTATTATAATTTGTAGAATTTATAAAACTGGATATTGCTAACTTAAAGGTTTCTTCATCTATTGGATAATATCTTAAATTTGCATATTCTAATAAATTTATAAAATTTTTTATAGTTAATTTAATAGGTTTTATAACTGAGTCTTTTCTATTATAATCTCTAAAATCTATAGAATTAGCATTAAAAACTGATGAGCATATATTCTTTAAAGGTTCTGCAAAGGCTAATTTCTTAAATCCTTTAGATTCTAAGAACAAAGCTGCAGTACTTTTTCCTACGTGCTTTTCTCCACTTAGACCTATTACCATAAACAACAACCCTCCTATGATAGGATAACTTATTTAGTACTCGTTGTCAAAGATATAGCTTTATCATATGGTAAGGAAGTGTCTTTTATTTTTAGTTTTTTTAATATTGGTATAAAAGAATTAAGTATCTTCATTTGTAATTCAAAATGATTAATATCATGTTCCCAATATTTAATATGACTAACCTCGTGTGCTATAGAATCCAATAGAAACCCTAAACCTAATTTATGACTATTAGTTTTTTTAAATAGTTTTTTACCTAAACTTTTATAGCTAGGCTCTGTCAACCTAATAGAGATTGTATAATACCCAGATCCATGATGAATTAAGCAGGCGTCTTGTAATACGTCTTTGTGTAAAGGAATGGTATAGCCTATAACTCTTTTTATACGCTTAGAATCTATTTCAGCCACCTTTAAAGCTTTTTTTATAAAAGGTAATAGAGGAGCTATATTTTTAGTGTGTTTGATCTTCATTTATCCCTTCCATTCCTTGTTTATAATATTTATTAGCTGCCTAGAACCATTAGAATAAGTCACTATATGTGACTGCATCCAAGAACTAGGGCCTCTATTATAGCTAAGTCTTAAATAAGAACTAGTACCAGCTCCCCAAGCCCCCCTATATATTTCTGGAGAATGTAAGTGTCCAGTATTAGAATTAGTATAGGACTTTTCCATTGAAACTATAGACCCTCTAGTACCATTTGGTCCTAAGTGTCCATGAACTCCACACTCTATTTCTTTGTCACTTATTTTAAAACTATCATCAGATTTTAGAAATATAACTTTATTAAAGTCTTGAAATTTTTTCAATCCATATTCTATAGAATCAAAGCCTTTAGTTTTATGATAAGCTAATTCTAAACCTATAATATGATTCATTTTATCTTCTTTATATTTACCTTCATCTAGCCACTTATCCAAAAACTCGTCATGATTACTTTTTACGACCACTACTTTACTATCTTTTCTTTTCATTCTGTTTTCTATAGACTTTAATTCTATAGCACATAATTGTAGTTCTGCACTAAGGTTATTCTGTGCCCCTAACATAGCTTTCATTAAGTATTTGTGTTCTATATGATGATTAACGGAGATACCGTCAAATAGATCATGTAGGAACACGTATTTAGGCTTGAAGTAATCTATCATTTCAAAGGAGCATCTTCTAACATCAGGATCAGTATAACCAGCGTGCCAGTCTCCAAAAGTTATACCTTCAGCCATTACTTTTGTTATTTTGGTACCAGAGTATTTAATAGCTAAATCTATAAAGCTACCGTCTTTATCCGCTTGTATTTGTCGAAAGTGATAATATTTATTACTTTTTATTTCTACTATAATAGCTCCATGAACGTGGTCTAGGGCTGCTATTTTAGCTCTTTTAGTGTTTCTAATGTATGGTAGAGTTATAGCCCCTGGAGTCATTATTATACGTGGTAAGTCCTCGTTAGGCGAGGCTACTGATTTAAGTCTTTGTTTAGCTGATCCATATATAACACTGGCGTGATTTTTCGATAATCTATCTAGTCCCGTTACTGGGTCTACTTGTTCTGGATTTATTGGCAATAAACTAATATATATGTTTTTATTTAGATTTTTTTGATAAGATTCAATAATAGTGCCATAAGCGTTTATGTTTGGGTCTATTAAATCGTCAGAGTATAAGGCTTGAGTTGGTATCAATAATAATTCAGCTTTATTATGCTTACAATAAGTAGCTATGGAGTCTAGGAATTTATAGTTTAATTCAGCCCCAGGTATTAAAGATGATATTACATAGCGTTTCATATAACTTATCCTCTAAGCCTAAGTTTAGTTATTGAGGCTCTTCTACAATTTTCAGAGTTAGTAACCCATTCAATATTAGACATAGTGTATCCTTTATCTGGATTTATCCTATCAATAGACGGAGCCAGTTTTCTATCATACCCAGATGCTACATAGACGTTATATAATTCTATATATTTAGGATTACTTATAGCCCATTTATAAAATGTAGATTTTGGTAGTATTGGCTTACCTTTATATAAGTGAGCACTATTCTTTAAGGTTCCAGATACCCTATCCTTCATATTTTTATAGAGTTTAGTTAAGAATCCAAACTGAGTTTTTAAGTATAGACTTTTTTTAAGTTTGAGCCTATTTCTATTAGTCTTCCAATACTTTCTAAAATAATGTTTTTTACATAGTCCTTTTGCTAGTATCATAGAGTTGCAATATCTACACTTTTTAATTGGCATTATAGATACCTATATTTGTTTTATTAGATATCAAGAATCCAGTATAATTAGCAGTAGCTTGACTTGTACCGTTCATGCAATTTCTATTGTCACATTGTGATACTCCATTAGCACATCCACTAATAACTTTTCCTACATTCGCTTTTGGTAAATTAATTATGCCTTGTTTATTACAGGAAGTAATTACTTTAAATTTATTAGTCTTAAACCTGTAGCAAGCTGGAAAAGAATTACATTCTAAGTCTAAACTAACACCACTATTTCCAGCTGCTGCTATTACCATAGTATCATTAATTAATATTTTTTTATAAAGATCGTATTCTAATGGACTATAACTAGGACCTTCAATACTAGCATTTAAATATGCTGGTTTAATAATAGATATATATTTCAAAGAATTTAAATAAGCTATACTATCAAATTTTAAATGAAACCATTTAACTATTATTAAGCAATGAGTTTTATAGTTTATTTTTTGGGCTATTAAATGAGCTATATTTGTTCCGTGTCCATGATAGTCATTAATACCGAATCCAGTGAAGTCTTTATGTCCTGTTTTACATAAGGAATTTTTATAATAAAAGTCAGGTCTAATGCCGGTATCTAATACTGCAATCTTTATTCTTTCGTCTAAAGAGTCTCTAGCAAATACCTTTATACTTATATTAACTAGTAGAAATATAAGTAATGTTGATATATATGGCTTTATTATCTTATAATATTCATCCATAATAATAGTGTATTATAAGGAATTCTTAAAGTCAAATCCAATATAAGAATGTCCACTTATAATATTCCAAGAGTATTGGAAACCTATATTTTTATATCTTAGTAAAAAAGAAGAGGATTCTTTAATTCCATCTAAATAACCAGCTATTAACCAATTATTTATTATCTTTAGTTCATAATAAGCTAATCCTTTAGGGATATTGATTCCAGTTCTTATAATTATATTAGAACTCTTTACAGGTTCTATAGAAGGCTGCTTGATTGCAGTTACTATTTTATCCATTCCTCTAGTTATTTTATTTCTTTTTATATAATTATTTATATTATGTAATAATAATTGTCTTTTAAATTTATGTATATTAGAATCTGGGTTATGTGGTAATTCTATAAGCTTTAGCTCTTCGGCGTTTAAGTTAGTAGTCTGTAATAATAGTATTATTAGTAGATTATAAATTAATTTATACATATTATTCTTTGTACAGAAGGTATTTACCTGTTTTATCAGTTCTATATTTATATCCTTTTGCTAAAAAGGTTAAAAATAAGTATTCTTGTGCCTTTGCAAATGTATTATTTATAATAATGTCTATGTAAAAGGACAAGTCTAAAGGATATTTGTATTTTTTAAAATGGATTTTAATATCCCTTAAGACTATATTTAAATTATAATCAAGACTCTTTAACTGAGATTTACGTAGTTTCTTTTTCATAAGCTGTTTATTAATTTTTATAATTTTTTTCAGTGTATTATTAAATACAATTTCGTTTTTATTTTTCATAGTTTTCTCCATTATCATAATCTAAAATATCCACCCAAGAATCTTTATGAGAGGCTTTATATTCTTCTATAGCTCCTTTTTCATCAGGTATAATCGAATCTGCAGTAATTACAAATTCACCAGAATTTGATATATTGCTAATGTGATTTTTATCAACAGTAATCTTAGAAATTATTCCATATCCTATTTTTTTACTATCTTTTATAGCGGTTAGATTTCTGGACTTTTTAGTCCTAAGCACTAAGCTGGAGGCTAACCAAATACCGTCACCTCCATACGGAACTAAGCTTGATGGACCTCCTGGAAACTGTGGAGGCTGAGTATAAGCATGATTTATGAAAACTAGTCCAATATCATAAGGACTAGAGATTTTTCTTGAGTCGTTTATTTTATGGCTAAATATTCTCATTTTTTCTCTAATTACCTTACTAGCCTTCATCATAGCCCCACCCATCTCAGTAGTTCCGTCTTTGTTTGTTTTAACTGAATCAACACTAACAGTGTTACCTATAGAGTCTACTAAAATAACTATGTCCATAGGTAATTTACCAGTATTAACATCTGCTATATATCTATCTATTTTAGTAAATATGTCCTCTAAAAAATCTACATATTCTATTATAGAGTTATCAATATCTACTCCCATTGATTTAGCACGATCCCAAGAAACTTTACCTTCAGTAATAATAAAAATAGGTAAAACGTTTTGTTTTTGTGCTTGAGCGGCTATGTGGAACATAAGACTAGTTTTACCACTATCGCTCTTACCAAATATCTGTACTACATGAGAAAGTGGAACCCCAGGTAATCCTAAGACTTCTTGTAAAGCGTCATTAAGTACTATAAACTTATCCTTTTTTAATGGCGTGTCAGCTACTTTTATACTTTCTTTGTATTTACTGAGATCAAACTTTTTAGTCATTTTAAAACTATCTCCTTAAAAATATTTATTAATAAAAAATTATCATAAATCTATTATAGCATAGTTGCTTGATATGTTACAATAATTATATATCATTGTGATCTTAAAGGAGGGCTGAAATTGAATAATTCCAACAAATTACTATCTGATATTGTAGCTTTTAGAACATATTCTAAATATATTCCACATTTAGGACGTAGGGAAAGTTTAGAGGAAACCATAAATCGTAATATGTCCATGCATTTAGAAAGATTTCCAAAAATATCCAGAGATATAATTAAAGCCTATCAAAGAGTCCATGAGCTAAAAGTAATGCCTTCTATGAGAAGTCTACAGTTTTCTGGAGACGCTATATTAACTAATAATGCTAGGTTATATAATTGTAGTTATGCTCCTATAGATAATTCTAAAGCTTTTAGTGAAGCATTATTCCTACTACTCTCTGGAGTAGGGTTTGGCTTCTCGGTACAAAAGAAGCATGTACAGCAACTACCTACAATACAAAAACCAAGAGAGTCTGGAATATATATAGTACATGATTCCATACAAGGTTGGGCAGAAGCCCTAAACACTTTAATCGAAGCCTACTTCTTTGGAAAGATTAGACCTGAATTTGACTTTAGATCAGTAAGGCCTAAAGGATCTTATTTAGTTACTACTGGAGCTAGGGCACCTGGTCCAGAGCCTTTAAAAACGATGTTAAAGATGGTAGAAGAAAAGTTAAAAGAGGCTATAGGCAGGAAGTTAAAACCTATAGAAGTACACGATATAGTTTGTATAACTTCTGACGCGGTATTGGCAGGAGGTATTAGAAGAGCTGCGTTAATTTCTTTATTTGATAGAGATGATGAAGAAATGCTAAAATGCAAACATGGTGCATGGTGGGAAAAGCATCCTTATAGAGCTAGAGCTAATAATAGCGCAATACTACCTAGATCAGAAGTAACTAAGGAGGAATTTGATTATATCTTTAAAATGTGTAAAGATTCAGGTTCAGGAGAACCTGGGTTTAGTTGGACTAATAATACAGATTGGGGATTTAATCCCTGTGTAACGGGAGATACAAAAATCTTAACTAGGAGTGGATACGAACGTATTGATGCTTTAGTAGATACTGAGGTAGAAATATGGAATGGATTTGAGTGGAGTAAAGTAACTCCTAAAGTTACAGGATATAACCAAGAAGTACTTACAATATCTTTTAGTGACGGTCGTTCAATAACTTGCACCAAATATCATAAGTTTCATATTTCTACAAACTGTTATGGTGGAACTAAGGTAGTTGAAGCTAAAGACTTAGAAATAGGGATGAAGCTCATTAAGCACGATTTCCCTGTCCTGGAGTTTACTAAAGAGTTAAATAATGCTTATACCCAAGGATTTATTTCTGCTGAAGGTATTGAGATGAGTAAGACCTTATATGTATATGCTTCAAAAGCCGCATGTCTTGAACGTATACAGGACAAGAAGTCAGTTAAGTGGGAAGAGGACAATAAGAGATATAGAGTTGTATTAAATAACGTTCCTATGTCAAAAAGCTTCGTACCTATTAATTATAGTATTAAGTCAAGAATTGATTGGTTATCTGGACTATTCGATGGAGATGGTACAGAGCTAAAGGACGGAGGACTTCAATTAACTTCTGTAAATTTTCAATTCCTTAATAATCTACAAGCTATGTTATCTACGCTAGGAGTACAGTCTAAGATAATGCTTGTTCAGAAGGATGGTATGAGATATTTACCTGACCATAAGGAAGAAAGTAAACTCTATCATTGCCAAGACGCCAGAAGAATTTGTATCGGAGCTGAACAAATACAGCACTTAAAATCATTGGGATTACATTGTGAAAGGATGACATTTGACAAACATCCAAATAGAGATGCCTCACAGTTCGTAGTTGTCTCTAATATTGTTGAGTCAGGAGTAGCTGAGACTGTATACTGTTTTAATGAGCCTAAAAGACACTTGGGAATATTTAACGGAGTAATAACTGGACAATGCCACGAAATTTCCCTAAATCCAAATCAATTCTGCAACTTAACTACAATTAATCAGACTGGTATAGAGTCAGAAAAAGACTTCTATAATAGGATTTATGCAGCGGCATTAATTGGTACTTTACAAGCGAGTTACACAGATTTTCATTACTTAAGGCCTATATGGAAACAGACCACAGAAAGAGAGGCTCTATTGGGAGTTAGTTTCACAGGTATTGCAGATGGTAGAGGTATAATAAATGCTGAAATGCTAAGAAAAGGAGCTGATCTAGTACTAGAGGTTAATGAAAAATACGCAAAGAAATTAGGCATTAATCTTTCTGCTAGATCAACTACTATTAAACCAGAAGGATCAGCCAGTTGTGTTCTTCAATCATCTAGTGGTATTCATGCTAGACACGCACCTTATTATATAAGAAGAATTAGAATGAATAAAGATGATGCTCTAGCCATTTACCTTAAAAACGTAATTCCTGAATTAGTAGAAGAGGATATAATGAGTGCTAGTGGGGTAGTTGTCAGCATACCTCAAGAAAGTCCAGAAGGGGCTATAGTTAGAGAGAAGGAGACGGCTTTAAGTCTATTAAACAGGGCACTTATGTATAATCGTAACTGGGTGGCTCATGGCCATAGGTCAGGAGACAACAGACACAATGTGTCAGTAACTATATCTGTTAAAGAGGATGAATGGGATTCTTTAAGAGATTCTATGTGGGAATATAGAGATTTATATTCAGGCATTAGTTTATTACCATACGACGGAGGTACTTATAAACAGGCTCCGTTTGAAGAGTGTTCTAAGGAAACTTATGAACAAATGTCTAAATTAGTTAAGGAAATAGACTTAAAAGAGGTTAAGGAAGATCAAGATAATACCAATAGAACAGAGCTATTAGCTTGTGTTGGTGGAGCTTGTATATTAGAATAGATCTTAATGATTGCTATATTAAGTATAATCATGTTATATTATGTTAAGGAGATAATAGTATGAGTGTTAGATCAGAGAAATTAAGAGCTATAAAGATGGCTAGAGAATATCTCTTAAGTCTTTGTAGACCAGGAAAAATGCCTACTAAAAAAGAGATAAGAGAGTCTGTTAGAAGAGTATTAAAGCATTATCCCAGTATGTTTGATATAGTCATTAAACCAGACGGTATATCTAAGAATCATAAATATTTTGAATTGGCTTTAAAGGATCAAGAGTTAGAGCTGAAAGATGATAATTTTAACGATTCAATAGAATAGAGTGTTATATGTCTTGCCCATCTCACTGTCCTAAATGTAATAAAGATTTTAGAATTACATATATTAATAAAGTGATTGATAACAATGGTGACCAGGATAAACAATAACATTAATAATAGTTTCTACTAATACTAAGTTTTATTGTTAATGTAAGGAGAAAGTTATAATGAAAAAACAAGGTCAAATTGAAGTTGAATTACAAGACGTGTTTGGTAGCGATCGAGCTATAGCTGAAATGGCCTGGACTAGTTCTTCTACCTATCAGAGCAAAAAAACCAAAACTTATAAAGACGTAGATAGAGTGGTAAATATGTTAGCCGATCTAGGTCACTCAACTCCTTTTGAAGGCGTAGTGTTTAGATTCTGGATGCGTATACCTATTTTTACAGATAGACAGCATATGACTCATAGAATTGCGTCTCATAGTGGCCAGAGTGCTAGGTACAGAACTATGCCGAGCGACTTCTTCTTATTGCCAAATGATGTAATAGCTATTCAGACTAAGGCTGGTATAGATCCTGATACTATAGATGATTATAATAAGATCTGTACTTTATCTAATCAATTTTACTTAACGATGTTAGATAAATTAAAGAAATCAGAAAAAAATGGAATTATAACAAACACAGAGTATAAAAGAGCTAGAGAGTTAATAAGAGGAGTTCTACCTCAGTCTAATATGACCGAGAGAGTTACAGTTATGAATTTGAGAAGTTTTGCAAATTATCAAAAACTTAGAAATTCTGAACACGCACAGCCTGAAATTAGAATCCTTGCCCAATTAATGCTGGAAGAGGTTGAACAGAGCGATAAGTGTCCAATAGCAATAGAAGCTTTAAAAAGAAATAATTGGAATATATAATAGTATTATCCATTAATATCAATTATGGTATAATTATACTATGAGGTGTTTTTATGTATGTTAGACTAACAGAGGGGTTAGCAGATTCTGGAAAACTTGTACCTGAAGAAGATTTATTTAATTACATAACAACGTCAGATAAAGACTATTACAGAAGTATTTACCTTTATAATGAAAATCATTATAAAGAATGGTTAGATAAAAAAAGTGTATCTGGGATAACTGATGTAATAGGTACTAGATTGGTATGGGATTTCGATTCTAAAGATAATTTAGAAGAAGCTAGAGATAATACTATAGAACTGGTATCTAGGCTAATATCTAAGGGAATAAAGACTGATGATTTAGTTATATCTTTTTCTGGTAATAAAGGATTTTCTGTAGAATTAGAAACAACCTCTAATTTTACACCAACTGAAGCTAAGCGTATCGCACAAGCACTAGCCTCTGGACTACCTACTTTTGACTCGGCAATATATAATGCTAGTCGTATATTTAGAATACCTTGTACTAAACATAATGAGACGGGTCTATATAAACTACCTATAACATTTTATCAATTAGCTGAGTTAGGGGCTAAGGAAATAATTAAATTAGCCTCAAATTTAGATAATGCTGCTGATTGGGAATATAATAAAGTAAATCTACCAGAGTCTATATTAGAGTTATCAAAGCAGGATATTAATCCCACAAAATCAGATTCTTTATTAGAAGAGGTTGATATTTCTAAAGCCCCAAAAGGGATGCCTGTATGTAAATATATGATACTAAACGGCATAATGAATGACGGGTCTAGGCAACAGAGTCTAATTGCTTTAGCGGCACATTATAAAGCAACAGGAACTCCAAAAGAAGTTACTTATAGAATACTTAAAGGAGCTTTAGAGCTTTACACAGACCGTACTAGATTAGTTAATCCAAATAAGGCTGAATCCGCTATTAAAGAATTTAATAAAAATCATTTATGGAATAATATAATATCGTCAGTTTATTCTCCTAATTGGAAAGGAGGTACTTATTCTTGCAAAGAACATGAGTTTTTAATGGAGTTGTGTAAAGGTAGGGGTTCCTGTAAACCCAAAAAAGACTCTGTTACTAATGTAGTAGACATGGCTAAGTCTTTTGTAGACTTTTCTGTAAACCTAGATAAAAACTTAATTAAGACTGGACTAAAATCATTAGACGAAAAATTAATGTTATTAACTTCTACTAGTGTAGGTCTTTTAGGTAGTCCTGGAAGCGGTAAGACTAGCATGGCTTTACAGCTACTATCTAATGCAAGAGAGACTGGATCTACTGGATTGTTTTGTAGTCTTGATATGGGTAAGCCTATTGTGTTTGCTAAAATGGCTATGAACGTAAGTGGATATAGCGATAGAGAATTAATAAATATTTTTAGGAATAATCATAAAGAGAGAGACAGGATTTGTGTAGCTGTAAAAGAAAAATACGGTAATTTTCCAATTAGCTTTAAATCAGGACAAACTGTACAAGATATTAGGGAACTAATAATAGAACAACAGGACAAAAGGGGAGAAAAAATAAAGTTAGTGGTATTAGACTACTTAGAGCTTATTTCTGGTCCTTATAGCGATTCTACTGCCAATAGTGCATATATTTCTGCACAGATAAAGGACTTATCTACAGATTTAGAAACTTGTGTTATAACCCTAGTACAGCCCCAAAAGAGTGCTGGAGACGCTTCTTCTCCACTACTCTCTATGAGAAAGATAAAAGGGGCATCAGCCCTAGAACAGAATTTTAGAACAGTCTTATCAGTTTATAGAGAAGGGTTTAGTCCTAATACCCCAGAAGACGATAAGTTTATTACTATTAACTGTTTAAAGAATACTTTAGGTGGAGTATTTAGTTTAGATTTTTCTTGGGACGGCAGTCGAGGGATTATTAAAGAATTAACCTCAGACGAGAGAATACAGCTAGAAGAGCTTAGAGATAGATTAGCAAGTAAAAGAGATGAAAAAGACGATAGTGGGTGGGGATAATGAGTAAACTAAACAATACTTTTTTAAACAAAGTAGTTAGGGTTATGACTAATATCTCTGATACCGCAGATCAAGGAAGTGGCGATTACGTAGTAGGGTTTAGAGCTTACGAGGGAGTTTTTGTAGACTCTGATTCTAGGTTTGTATATTTAGGAGTCTATGCAGAATCTACTTATAAACTAAGGCCAGTAATGGCAATAAAGGTTGATTATGTTGTGGCTATAGAGACTATCGACGAAGAACTAAGTGATAACGAACCCACAAAGGGAACTTTAAACTAGTGTGGAATAAAGATAAAAAGATTATACTGATCAATAATTTAGAGAAGTTAGCCCAAGCTCAGTCTATTATAGATAAAGCAGAGCTAATAGCTATAGATACTGAGACTAACGGACTAGGCAGGTTCTGTGATGTAATAGGTATAGGCATTGCCGTCTCAGAGGATGAGGCCTATTACATACCTATACAGATTTATAGTCCAGAGGAAGGACTAATTAATCCTTGGAGTACTGAGGCGTATAATATAGTAAAATCGTTCATTATAGGGCAATTAACGAAGTCTAAAAGGCTTTTAGGACATAACTCTAGCTTTGACGCTAAATCTATTAGTAATACTTTTGGGATCGAGATTATAGAAAACTTCTGGGCTGATACTTGTTTATTGCATCACACAGTTATAAATGAGAGTCCTCCTCACGGACTTAAGGACTTAGCCATTAAATACTTAGACTATAGTTGTAGCAATCCTCAAGAGGATTTAAGGCAGTCTGTAATTGATAGTGGCGGTAGATGGCTTAAGGATGATAAGGAACTGTATAAGGGTAATTGGGAACTTATAGGTACTTATTGTGCTATGGACGTATTAATGACTTTCGGGTTATATAATAGATTTTACCCAGAAATAGAAAAACAGGGCTTACAGAAGCTATGGTTTGAAGAGGTTATGGCTTTATTACCAGTTACTTATCAGTTAAACACAACTGGATTAAGAATAGATATACCTTATTTTGAAAAACTAAAAGTAGAAATGGAGCAGCGTATAGAGGGTATAGAGGATGAGATATATTCATTGATAGAAGAATCAGTTAAGGGTTATGAATTAACTAGGTTAAAAGAAAGTATAACTATTACTAAAAAATCAGGTTTTGGTAGGTGGGTATTGTCTGAAGGTTATACTTTAGACCCTCCTAATTACCCACTTACTAAGTTATGGGATTTCTATAAAGCTAAAAATAAAGTTAAACGAGTATTTAATCTGGATTCTAATGATGATAAAGCCTTTCTATTATTCGATGTTTTAGGACTACCGTGTAAGACAGAAACAGCCAAAGGTAAAAGAGCTGTCACTGCTGCTATAATTAAAGAGTTATCAGAAAAATATGAAGATAAAAGCGTAGTACTTAAACTATTATCAGATAGGGCTAAAGAGAAGAAATTACTAAGTACTTATGTAATACCTTTTTTAGAACAAAATATTGACGGTAGAATTTATCCAAGTTTTAATCAAGTAGGAACTACTAGTGGAAGATACAGCTCCAATTCACCTAACTTTCAAAACATACCATCAAGAGATAATCGTATTAAAAAAGGTATTATACCTGATGAGGGATACGTATTAATAGATAGTGATCAAGAATCACTAGAACCAAAGTGTTTTAGTCACATTAGCTCTGAAGACTCTATTAAAAAAGTATATACAGAAGGATTGGATTTTTACTCACAAGTTTATCTAACTGTTATGAAAGATAATAAATATTCATCTAATCCAAAAGATCCTAATTTTTTAAAGCTAGTTGCTCCTAAGCTTAGAGATAAAGTAAAGACTTGGGCTTTGGGGTTAGCTTATGGTATGACAGAATATAAACTATCAGAAGAACTAAAAATACCTTTAGAAGAGGCTGTTATTCTAAAAAATAGGTATTTTAAGGCTTATCCTAATCTATTAAAATACCATAGTTCCTGTACCTTTCAATTAAAAAAATATGGATTTGTTAATAATTTATTAGGCAGAAGAAGAAGAGCAGCAGTAATACCTTTCTTGTATAAAAAAGGATTTAATCCATTTAATCATAAAGATTTGATTAAGAGTTTAAGGTTATTAGAAGCTGAGTTTAATATACATTCAATTAAAGAAGCTAAAGCTATAATTAATAATGAACAGAGAAATGGATATAACTTCCCTATTCAGTCCTTAGCTGCTTCGATAATGAATAAAGCATGTATAGACTTTTATAATGAAATTAAAAATAGAGGATTAGATGCTTATATATGTTGTCAAGTACACGATCAAATAACAGTTTTATGTAAAACAGAGCAATCTGAAGAAGTATCTAAAATACTACAGAAGTGTATGGAAAATAACTCTGTTACTAAAGAGGTTAGTGTACCTATGAAAGCTATTCCAGTTATAGTTAATAGGTGGAGTGACGCTAAATAGGTATTATATTATTTTCGTTTATTTTTAAGGTAAGGCGGACATTTATCATAAAAGTCCTTTATAATACCTCTATAGAAGTATTCTTTTTCTATTAAAAATGTATTCATAATATCAGGTTTAGAGTCATCATGATCTAGCAATAGGAAAGCATGACCTCCTTCGTGTCTCACTACATTAAACCTATCAAACTCGCTTGCATTAGACCACCATTCATGATCAACTATGATTATTAGTGGGTATTTACTTACCATCAAAACAAAGGCTACTGTGCCCTGTTTTAATTTATAAAAAGCTAAAATAACTTTAGAAGTATCTATAAAGCATCCGTGCTCATGACTTTCTTTCTCGAATCTATTAAAATAACCTCTTAACTCATTAAGATGAGAGTACCTAGAAGCACATGATGATATAGTAACTATTACTATTAAGTATAATAGTAAGTGTCTAATCATGTTTTATTTTAAGTCATTAAACTCTAATACAGATTTTACATTTTCAAGTTGATATAGAGCAATACACTCAGCTTTGGAGTCTAGTTTTTTGATAACTTCTATGTCACCACTTCCTTCTGAGTCTACATTAATTCTATATACTATATATTCATCTTTCCCTAATTTCTTCATACCCAACCCACTAAATGTTTCGTTTACCTTTACCTCTTTAACTTCTTTCATTTTTCCTCCTTTTCTAAACCATCAACTATACCTTTATGACATAGTTTTATATATGGACACGGAAATGGACTTTCACAGGCTGAGAAATTTCTTGGAAAGACTTCTGCCTTTATTGCCGCATTTACTTCCATAAAATTTTCTATAACTATATTTTCAAAATATTTAGGTATATCGCTAACTATAACTTGTGTTTCTGCTATAGGATTTATTTTCTCATCCCACTCACCTCCGCACCTTTTCCCGCCTATCTCATTAGTACAAGTCTTAGCCTTGCTTCCAGTGCCGTTAAAAGAACACTTAGAGCATATTTTACTTCTTTGCTTATTTATACCTTTTTTAAATACTATAAAACCAGCCTTTCTGGTATTATATTCATTTTCCACAGCGTGTAAATATAATGATAGTTGAGGACTTTTTATAACCGAGTCATAGGCATAATCTCTAGCAGAGGTCTTAAAATCAATAATGACTATCGAATCATCGTCTAATTTTAATATAGCATCTATAAATCCTATAACCGAATCCCCTTCTTCGTTTTCTAGTGATATCTCCCTTTGAATGTCAATTACTTCTTTGATTTTTGGTTTTATATCTCTACGGAAGGCTTCAATCATTAATAAACCTTTTTTATATAAACAAGACCAGTTGACTAGGTTATAAAACCTCTTCTCAGGTATAGTCATATTATCCCAACCACTAGTTTCTTTCTTCTTTCTAAGTGAATAGAAAATATCTAAAACTTGATTAGGATCAGTATAAATTCCTAATTCTTTATACTCTGAATCAAGTCTACTGAATAGAAATAATAGATCCTTGGACTGTAAAAGATCTGAATCAAAATCAGAAGCAGCGTATACTAGCCTTTCATTCTCCCATAAAGACTCATATGATTTATTAATATAACCATTACGCCATTGGTTAGTAAAGATATTGAAGTATGTCTGTAAAGTATCGTCGTATGATTTTTGTTTTATATCCTTTAGTATTGATTCTATTGTTTTATCTAAAGCAGTACCAAACAATAAAGCTGCGCTAGTCTCTTTATCTCTCCATTTCTCAATATAATGGTAATAGTATTTTTTACCACAAAGTTGGTAAGAAGATACTGAGCTATGGCTTAAACGTAATTTAGTCATACATAAATTATAGCGTTTTGGGGATTTAAAGTAAACCTTTTTAATCTTTATTAGAAATCCATAACTTAGCGTTTGGATTAGACTCATACCCTTTTATAAAAAGTAGATCTGATAACCTATTTAAATATGATAGTACTTTTGAATAACCTTTTACTCCCTTACAAGACTCTAGTCCCTCTACGCTACGTTCAGCTCTTCTGCAAACAGCTCTAGCTATAAACCACTGTGACTGTAATTGTCCAGTGGGTATTATAAATGCTCTCAAAGTAGGTAGTTTATTATAAGCCTCATCTATTAGATATTCTAGCTGATTAGAGTCCCTTGAGAATTCTCCGTAACCAGCTAAAAAGGCTCCTATTTCAAATAGAGCCTCTTGTATGTCTGTTAAATAGTTATCCGTATTTAATAACCCTATCCATCCAGCTAATTCATCAATATCACCAATAGCGTCAAATACAGGAGATTTTTTATTTAATCTACAGCCTTTTATACTACTTTGACCGTCATCTCCAGTTTTAGTATAAACTTTACTCATAGGATTTATATAGCACCGCTTATATTAGTTATATTTAAAATAGTAGTTTTAATATCAATAATATGATCGTGGCATACTAAACAAAAGTCTTCATCTTCAAAGAATTCATTAATAGCTAATACAGACGCTTCTTCATTATCAAAGCTTATAATATTGTAAGCCTTCTCGTGTACCAATCTTCTGGTCTCAATTAATTCTTCTACTGTAACCTTAATTTTATAAGCCTTCATTTGACTTCCTAAAATTATATTACCATAAGAAAGTGGCTATTTAAAGTATTATTTTTCTGAATTTATCATTTTATCGAATTCTTGTGTGTAAAGATAGCATTTTATATTATATTGATGTGATAAGTTTAGATCGTGATTATTTGATAGAGCTACGCCTAAATAACAACCTAATTCATAAGCTCTAGTTATAGATGAATATATAATATCTAATTGTTTATTACCTATATAAGCTACTGTAAAAAGAGAGACACTTATATTAAGAGGTAAGTATATAAATAATATACGAAATATTAAATTCATAATGGGTTATCTTCTTTTACTTTATTTAACTTTCTAACTAATTCATCCTTGATCAAGATTACGTCTAATAGAGTTTGATCTAAATACTCTATTTGAGTTTTATATGTTTCTATTTGATGCTTTAGTCTATCAATTATTATATTTATTTTTTCTATTCTATGTTCTAATGTGTCTATATCGTCATTAAATGTATACGCATAGTTATTTAGGTGTATCATGTATTAGCTTCCTTTTTTTCTTTTCTTGCTCTATATGTATTTTCAAAATATCTTCAGGTTTCCTAAAAAATAACCCATACAAAATATAGATTATAAAAAACAGAAAAAATATATCAAATACTTTATCTATTTTACCATATATAGCTTTATTTTTGGTAGATTTAATTTGTTCTTCTGATGGTGCCATAAAATTATTTTGATTTAAAATGAAAAATTATTTCAGAATATGGATTCCTATCCCGTTCTGTTCTATTTAAAACAGGTCTTTTAAATTGATTTACGATCTTCATTCCAGATTTTTCAGCAATTTCTGGATAAAGATTATATTTATCGTTTGCAACAAGGAAAATATCATAATTTTCCTTTAAATATTTCTTGCAATTATTTAGAACATCAGCTATTCCCTGAACATATGCTTTGCGAGCCTCCTGCCCTTGCCCTTTAAAAAGCGGACCAATTTCGAGATCGTCCTTTCGTTTAAATCCGAGCAAATCGTAAGCATAAGCGTGTTGCTCGTGATAATCTATTTGTCCAACATAAGGAGGTGAGCAAAATATACCTGAGATTTTTTGTTTTTTAAGAATCTTTGCAAATTCCGAATTCTGTTTTTCAGCTTTTTCAAAAATATCCACAGTTCTTGAATCACCAGCAATAACTAAGTAATGAACTGGTTTTCGCAATCTTTCAAATTCTTTTATTCTTGAAACAGTGTCACAGGCATAGCGATTAAGCATTGTTTTGATCGAAAACAACGGCTTGCAAATCTTTTTATGTTTGTAACAATAATACGTAGTTAGTTGTGGTTCTTTTAGGGTAGCAAGATCACTATGTGTTGTAGCTCTGCATGATCTAATTGTTCGACTTAAAATTAAAGCCAGAATATTTTTTGTTTTTAAGTCTTTCTCTTGTTTTACGGTATTGAAAACATGATCAATTTCTTTTCTCACATTATCCATAAACCAAGTATCCAAAAATGACTCTGCTTTATCCTGTTTCAATTTTATTGAATATTTTTTAAGTAATTTTTGATAGGTAGGCAAAAACTCTTTTTCTTTCTCTAATGAAAACTTTTTTTCATCAAAATTTCCTTGGTTTATTTTGTATTTAAAATCTGAACCAGGAAAATGCTTGTTATTAAACTTTGCCAATTCTGCCGACAATTCAATTTCAAACTCCTGGATTTTATTATCATGTTCAAAAGTATCAATGGCCGAAAGCATTTTCTTTATCGCCTTCTGTAAATATTCGTGATCGTAATTTGCTGCTTTACAACTTGCAATCATGCAATTAAATTCGGACACATCAATACCAACGGAATGAATACCCATTTCCAATGATTGGATAATTGTTGTCCCAGAACCAAGAAAGGGGTCGAGAACTATATCACCATTTTTAAAATAAACTTCTTTTTTAAAATCATCCGTATGAGAATCAATAAAATATTCAACAAGCTGTGGAATATATTTCCCTTTATATGGATGTAATCGATGAACATGCTTTGTTGTATCTTTTTCTCTAAGATTATCAAAAGACAATGCCCAGTTTAAATCATCACCAAGTTGCTGCTTCCAATCAATCTCTCTTTTACCTTTCCATGATTCGTAATACTTTTTCAAATCATTCAAATCAACAAGAGTTGATCCATTTTCTCCAAGTTTTTTAATCTTACCATATTGAATAAGATAAGAAATATTTGCTGGAGACACCTCTCTTTTAAGAAAAGCCGAAGCCCATTTTGATGCTTCCTTTATTGTTACTAATGACATAAGCTTACTTTAAAGCTCCTTTATTAAAATATAAACTAACGCTATGATAGTTATAGTTGATACTCATTAGGCTTCCTAGTGGTTATGTATCTATCTTATGGTTCATACTTTAATCCTATCGAAAGCCCTAGATATACCAGACTCTGTAATATTTAATTCTTCGCCTAGCTCGCGGTAATTTCTACCTTGAATATACTTATTGACTAAATAGAATTTAGGATGATATTTCAGATCGATGTAATTATGAATTATATTAGCTGGGTTATAGCTAACATATTCCTCATTACCTAAAATCTCATCGTTTATCCTTATACCTAAATTATTATTTTTAGTTCTAAAGGTTTTAAATCTAAGTATATCAATAGCAGCACCTTTAGCCCTTATATATAGAATTCTTTTTAGTTTCAAAGACTCTTCGTCAGAAAGCTCTCTATCATGCCCATTAATACTATCTAGGTATCTTTCGTGGGATTCCCACATACAAGTAGCCATATCATGTATATCGGTATCTGTAAAGTTATATAACCCATTTCTTTTAATAACTGTCAGGGCTATAGTTTTATAGTCTTGGTATTTCACGATTTTCTTCCATGCTCTAGTGCTAGTATATGCTTTCTAATCCACCTCATAAATAATATAGCCTTGTCTTTGTTTAGAAACATTCCAGTCCCAGTATCAGATATAGGTACTGGGAATACAAACCCATTCTCTAACTTATACCACAAAGCTCCATCAGAGTAATATTCAAACGTAGCCTGTCTATTGTCTTTAACTTGTTCTTTGATATCTTCCAACTTCATACATACCTACTACAGTTTCATATTTACCATAAAGTGAACTCACCATATACCTTTAAAGATATATTATGATTAGAGTTATTATACTCATAGGACGGGCCAGTACCAAGTCTTAGTCTTTTATTTATAGAATACATTACGCTATGATCACTACCACCCCAATTATAAAAATTATATCCAGACCAGGATTGATAGTATAACTTATCTTTAATAGGCTCAAACACATAAAGCCCTAATACAGGTCTATTGGGTATATTTAGATTACTATTTATTAATTTATAATTAAGGGACAGATTAGCAGTAGCGTTAGACTTATGTGTCCAGAATAAAAAGGTTATTAGTATAAGTATTATGTTTTTACTACTAAAACTACATAAAACTGTATTAAATAGTATATTTTTAATATTAAAGTTATTCATTTTTTACCCTTAGATTTATGTATCATATAGAAACCAACTGTTACTCCAAAATTAATCACTATAGTTAATAAAAACAGTACCGACACGACCTGACTAAATTTTTCCACTAACAATACCCTTCCTTTCTAGTTTATCCCAAGATACATTAGTGCTTCTGATCTCATCAGCTGTACTAAACATGCGCCAGAACATCATAATACCATTATAAATGAATTGGCTAAACATTGCAAGGGATATCCATTTAAGAGGTTGTTTATACTGTACTGAGACAAATATAGCAGTAATTGCCTCAGAAGTCAATATACCTAATACCCAAAGGTCTATAAATTGTATATTCTTGTGAAAAATAAAATGAGTAATAAACATTAAAACCATAGCTATATTGACTAGTAATACAATATATACCTCGAATACTAAGTTTAACATTAATATTTTAGACCTAAGGTACTTACTCTTTAGAGAGTCTGTTAAGTTTAGGTTAACAGATTGTATCATACCTCTATTCCACCTATACCTTTGTCTAATCAAGGATTTAGGGTCTGACGGGGCTTCAGTATAAGAAATCATACCCTCACTACTGGCTATTTTCCAACCAGCGGCAACAATACGAACGGATAACTCAGCGTCTTCTGCCATTAGATTCTTATCTGCCCTAAATCCACCTACAGAGTTTAATACTTCTCTTCTAAACAGTCCTACTGGGCCAGGTATGACTGACACTATACCGTAATTAGACATAGCTCTACGGACTAGGTTTAGACCTACTAAGTATTCATATTCTTGTAACTTGGTTAATAGGTTATTCTGATTAGCTACTGTCACAAAGCCAGCCACTGCTCCTACCTTAGAGTATTTGAAGTATTTTAAACCCTCTTGTATACTATTCTTATGTAAACAAGAATCAGCATCAACACACAATACATACTCACTATTAGAGTTTTCGATACCATAATTAAGGGCTGATGCTTTACCACCATTTTCCTTGGTCAATAATGTTATATTAGGCAACTTAGAATGTTGTTTGTTGTAATGCTCTAAGAATCTAATTACTACATTAACTGTATCATCTGAACTACCATCATCTACAACGGTAATGGAATAGTTATTATAATTTAGGTTAGATAGATTTTCTAAGGTAGATATGATAACTTTAGATTCGTTATAGCATGGGACTATTATTTCTACTTTAGGTCTTTCTTTAACTGGTATTATGTTATTATCTTTTTTCTTATTTACATAAGCCTCAATCATAAAAAACATACGTCTTATAGCAAAAACCGTAAGATATGCTAAAAGTATAGGTAAAGCTATTGATACATATTGATTAGTTGGAAGGCTGCCTACTACTACAGAAAGAACTAGAACAATAATAAATATAAACGCTAATATAATCTTCTTACTTTTATAAGACATTTAGAAGCCTTTCTTTTATAGCTGTAGTTGAACGGTTATATTTATATAATACCATGCCTAATTATTTATATAAATATAATTATTGTAATTTAAGTAATTTTATAAACGCTTCTTCTGCTTGCTGTGGTACCACTGCGTTACCAAGGCATTTAATTCTGTCCACCCAGTTAGGAACCCCATTAACCACTCGACAAACACTGGGTTCACTCTCCCACCACGTTTTTCGGCTCTGCTTACTGCCATCGGTAGTGAGTCGCTGTGCCTCTCCTTCCGTTTCAATAACTTCTCGTAACTCCCTGAATCCTTCCAATCCCTTGCACACGGAGTAGGCCAACAAGAACCACCTCTCTCTCCTGTGGGGGGCTCCAACGCTCTTGGCAGTGAGACACGTCCACCGGCAGTCATACCCCACTTTTGTAAATTCATCGACGATCGTAAGAAGACCTCTAGTTCTAATGGCTGGGACGTTTTCCAAGAAGACGAAACTGGGCTTGACCTCTTTGACCAAACGAAGCAGCTCAAAGAAAAGACCGCTCTGCTCTCCTGCCAAGCCAGCTCCGCGACCAGCAGTGCTGATGTCTTGGCATGGGAACCCTCCGAAGATAATGTCGATTGTGGGCAAAGTTTCGCCTCGCAAGGCTCGAACGTCATCCCAAATCGGCGCTCTATCAAGTGCTCCGTCTTGCATACGGGACAAAAGAACCGCTTGTGCATATCGGTCTCGCTCACAATAAGCAACTGTTTTAACCCATTTAGACAAGGCAATTGAAAGTCCGCCGATTCCGCTAAATAAATCCAGGCCATTCATCCTCTCCTTAATCAACAAACACGCCTCCAACCATCGTCGTCATCATCATCGTCGTCGTATGGGTGCCACCATCCATCTTCGTCAAAAAAGTTACCGACATTTTTACTTCCACATTGTGGACATTCTTTCCAGATCAAATTATCCCAATCACGGAAACCACAGTCATCGCAAGAGTGTTCATTACAAGCCATTTTTATTATCTCCATCCAAGAATATTTAAAAGTTTTTCCCCCCATTCGGGGAAGTGTTTATATATATCATTGGCTGTCATCGGATTTCCACTGAGACCCTTTTTATTCAAGGCGATTCGACAACCTTCAGTACACGCTCCAGTTAATAATTGAAACTCTTTTAGCGTTATAAGTCTATCTTTACCAGATGAAATTATTTCTTGTTTTAACGATTCAAGTGACGGCCTTTTTGACTCATCTTTCCAGATAGCGTCTGATATTGCTTGCGATAATGTAGAGCCATGAGCGCAATATGGTGTTCCTGCAATTGTTACGAAAAACCCCTCTATACCGTTAATGGTGTATCGCTCTACGATATGCCCGTCTCTAGTTTTTGATATTTGAGGTAAGGCATCTATTTTTAACTCTAAGCCGTCCCTAAAATAGATTACAACCGAATCTTTCTTTTTTCCGAAGCCATCGCCATAGTCATCGCCAGATCCATAGCCATAGCCAAAGCCATTGCCATTGCCATCGCCATAGCCAGATCCGTGGCCAGAACCAGAGCCAGAACCAGAGCCATCGCCATCGCCAGAGCCATAGCCATAACCATACCCAGAACCAGAGCCAGAACCAGAGCCATCGCCAGAGCCGTAGCCGTCAATTATTGTCATTTTCCAGCCCAATCCTTAAGACCGTCATACGCATCTTGTGTCATTTGTGCAATTTCTAATCCTGGTGGATTAACAATCACTACAGTTTCGAGCATGGTACCAACAGAGTGTTGTGCATCTGGCCTTAATCCGTTAGCAGCTACGTCCGAAATAGAGCCAGACTTGTCGCGAGTATATACTCTCCAAAGACGGTATGCGTTTTTTAAGGTGGCAGCAGTTCCATCTAGGGAATCTAAAATTCCTGCGTGCACCCCCGCCACATTTGCTCTTACTATTACTGGTTTTCCTATTAAACTATTTGTTTTTTCCATATTCATTTCCTTTCTTTTATTTTTATTTATCTAAAACTATTATATTTTACTTATAATTAATTTAAATCACTAAACTAATAATATACTACCTTATTGAATTATAGTTGTAAATACTAAAAAGATCCTTTCACTCTTTTTATAAATTCATTAAACTGTTCTATAGTACCACCTATATTTACTCTAAAGTAATCTTTTGACACTCCAAGCATGTCACCATTAACTACCTGTATCTTATTATCATCCCAATAATCACGACTATTTAAATACTTACCATATAAAAACATACCAGAATTGGATTCTATTTTAATAGAATTGTTTTTACTAAGTAATTGATTAATTATTATCCATCTTTTATTCAGCTCAGACTTACCTAATTGGAAAAATTCTGAATGATGAATGTTTATATGATCTATTATACTAATAGCATGTTTTATAGCATCTGCACTAGTACCATTAGTCAGTATTTCAACGTAATAAGCTATTCTACTAGCTATTTTAGGGTCTGGTACCAGTGCCCACCCTATCCTAGTACTAGCGTGCCCTGATAACTTACCTAATGAGTATATTGATATATAGTTATCATAGTTATGTACTGTTTCAGTATAATGTGGCCAATTATAAGTTAGGTCATATATAACATGATGATCAGGCTTATTTTCTTTGGGTAAGCTTAAATGACAATCAGGGTTATTAGGACTAGTAATTAGTTCACAGGTATTCTTTGTTGCTGTTTTAGAGTATTTGAGATCACTAAGTTCCGCTAATGACATAAATCTTGGATAGTATGGCGGCTCGAAGTTAACTCTAGTTATACCTAATTCTCTCATTACTAGGAATATAGCATGAATAAGCTGTGTAGCTCCGTTACCAAATACTACATACGGCTTATGGGTGGGTAGATTACCTGTTTTTTTATGCAATTCTAGTATTTTAGATTCTAACTCTGCTTCTAAATGAGTAGGTAAATATGACATATTACTACCCTTAGATACAAGGTTAACAGATTCGTTGTAAATATCCCAAAATTTAAATAAGAACCCAGGATTACCAAACCTTAAATCTAAATAACCTTCTTTACTTTCTCTAGTTAAAGTGTCTAGGAAAATAGACTGTATAAGCATATATATTAAATATAATTAATGCCTTACAATACTATTCGTCAGATTTTATAGAAAGTTCAAATAAAACAAACTCTGGAATTTTATCTGCCTTTTCTTTCATTTTATGATAGACTTCTTCTGAAATTTTACCTAGTTCTAGTAGAGTATCAGGTTTTGTTCTAGGGTCTGATACATTTATAAATGTACCCTTCTTAAGATTAACATCCTCATCAATCTTAATATAAGAACCACCTTCTTTACCTTTTAATACTGATCCAATTTTTTTATATGCCATATGTAATACCTTCCTATTATTTAGATTATAGTTTTATTAAATGTTTATAATACTAAGATCCCCACCCACTACCGTTTGTAGTAGTAGTAGGTACTGCCTTACTGTTAGGTCTCCTAAAAGGAGTCGGTTTACTTTTTATTGTGTTGGTCGAGCTTGTAGCTGTTTCGTTAGTTACAACTGTTTGTGTTTTTACGGGCTCACTAGACTTAGTCTCTTTTACTTCTTTTTTAAAATCTTTGTTTACTGCTTTTTTATTTAAGTCTAGTCCAGTAGCTGCGTTACCGTCGTCGTCTACTGCCCTTAGAGCTAGAATAGAGCCTAAAGTATACCTTCTAGCGTATGTAACAGCACTACCTAAATCTTGCATGCTACCTTTAGCGGATACTAAATCCATTTGAGAGGATATATATTGTCCACTAGCGTGCATAAGTATAGTCTCTACAAAACTGCCTCTTTCATCCCTAACCACTGGTTGTAGGATTATAAAGCCATTATTCCTTAGAATAGGTTCTGTACCTTCTAAATGAGTGTTTAGATCAGCATAGGTACTAGAGAAATAAGGATTATCAGAACTCTTAACCAAATCCCTTAATTCTCCTTTGGCTTTAAATAGAGCTGGAAGTAAAATATCAATCTTTTCTGATGTTTTCATTTTCTAAATTCTCCCTTTCTTCAATAGTTAAGGTTTTATTATTTTTCTCTTTGTCATTACTGATCTTAGTCATTAATTGTCTAGCACTACGTAATACGTACTTACCATCTTCTTCAACAAACGACTTATGGTCTAACCACTTATCACTATACCTTTTTATTACTTTCCTATGTTTCATAATTCCTCTTATTATAAGTATAACATGACTAAACTAAGCCAAGCAATAAATAATAATACAAAAAATATAAAAAGTACAATGTAGGTTTTATCTTCATTAAAACTTGATAATTCTTTTTCACTTCTTATATCTAGTTCAGGGTTTTTCTGCCACCTCTCAAATCTCTCAATACTTGACTTTATCTCACTTAACCTATTCTCTATGTTGTCTTCTTTATTAAGTTCACTATTACTGTTAGCTAAAGGTGGATTAGGTTTCTTAAAATCACTATGCTCATCAATACCTAAACTTGTCTTTATATCATATAGATCCCAGTCATAATACATGTGATCTAACCCCCTGACATCAACCGTTTTACTACCCTTAACTCTACCGACTAAATATACTTCACCAGATCGTAGCTTAACCCTATACATTGATTTACCACATTTATCAAAACTCATGATACACCCCACCCTTGGCGCGTACTAGCACCATATTGAACCTTGGACTTATTAAGCGAGACTAATTCTAACAAGTGACCTACCTTAAATTCGAATACGCGCTTTGAGCCAAGCAAGGAGCTAAGCAACTCTATTCGACCACAGACTAGAACGTCATCTCTATGTTTACGAGCGTCTAATTGGCTGTTCATATCCCTACGTGGTGGGGTACGAGGCTCCTTCACGTTACGCTTTTTACTAAGCCTAGCCGCATCGTGCAGTGTTTCGTTCTGCGCCACTGTTTTTAAGGCTAACAGTTTGGCTATTAAACCTACGTTTTTATTATAACACACTTATAACTCCTTTACAATCGTATCGTCTTACTGTTTAGTTATTTTAATTTTTACAGGTATTTACATTTTATTTAACACTCCTACCTCCTAGTTTCCTATGTTCTTCTTTACTTAGTACCTTATCGGGTTCTGCGTAGAACTCTGTTTCTCCTAATAACCATACTTTTAACTTACCTTTATTAGTGCCTGAGGCAGGGCCTATATAGACTGCCCACATGTCCACCTTACCGCTCCCTGTAGGTACGTCTAATACGATGACTATTTGTCTATTCTGAAACTCTTTCATTCGTTCTTGCCCATCTTTGTGAGGATACCTTTAACGTACTTTACTATACCCTTTAATGTGGACAGTCTTAATCTTAATTCTAATCCGTCGTCTGTTATGGTATAGTATCTGTGCGTAATACCATCTATAACCTCGTTTTTAAGTTTTAAATGTATTACTGGCTCATTGTTACCAGATTTTGATAGTGATACATTCAGTTTACCTACACGCATTTCTTAACCTCATGAATTTATTATAATAATTTATTTTATTAGACATAGTAAAGCTGTGGTAAGAGCCTTGCCACATGAAACCTTGTGTCTTTTGTCTACGTTTCAATATTTTAGCTCCACATAGTATTGAGTCGTATTCATTGAAAACATTTAAATCTTTGCAATAGTGTTCAGCAGATTTACTATTGACTCCTAGTAAACCTATGTCATAGGTACGGTTTTTGTTAAAGCTTATGACCTCAGGGTTTATAGAACTTTCTAAAATCGCTATAGTTAACAGATCAATAGGGTCTAGGTCAGTGGTATTAGCTACCTCTATTAACGTCTTATAGAGGCTTATAGAGCGTTTAAAGCCTAATTTACGAGCACACTCATCTAGTTTTACTTCATTGGCTGCTTTACTAAAACTGACGTACCAAAATAAATGTATTAATACTGCTATTATAGTGACTAAAACTTTTGAAATGTGTCTGGTATTATATTTTGTCATAACTTAACTCCTTTCCTTTCCATACACAAAACAACTATATTTATAAATGGTAAACGATGATTTAGAATCAGATTTTATAAAGGAATTATTTAGTATTGGTACTGATTCGGATTCCTTTGAGTTAATTGATGTTCTAAGTGAATCTGGTGAACCCATCCCCCTAAAACGGTTAGAATGGCTTTGCTCGTTGTCAGAAAGTGTTGGTAGAATTCCTTTGTTATACATAACTAAAACTCCTATCAATTATTCTATAGCCTATTGTAAAAAAACTAATATAACTATATACTTTACTAATAATTCTCATCATCATTAGAACTGTACTGATCTTCTAAATTATGTAGTAGTATATCTTCTTTAGGAGTAACAGTACTCTTATGTGTCTCGAATAATGTTATCTCTTCTACTCTGTCCAAATAGAAGCACTTTTTAGTTAGGTTTACGTGGCTCTTAAATAAAATACGTTCAGCCGCTTCTTGTGTTTTTGCTATAACTGCGTCCTCCGTTATAACCTCATCGTGTATAAGAAAATTTCCTTTAAATTTAAATACGTATTTATTCCATACTTCAGGCTGTATTTTACCTAATTTCTTTTTTAAATCAATGTTATTTGGAAAATTATAATTCATTTAAATGTCCTTTCTTTTTCTATGGCTCCACATTTACAGCCATTGTTTAGTAAAACGATAATATCACACAAACACTTAATTTTATTGACTTCTTCATAATCTTCAAATTCTATGACTTCAATTTTAGAAGATGGGTCTAGTATAGGGAAGACAGGGAAATCAGCTACTATATCCCCACGGTCGATATTAAATACTCTATAAGAGCCATTTTTAATCTTTTTTACAAGATATTTATCATCGACTATACAAGACTTTATTTCTTTTTGTGTCATACCTTACCTTTTCTCTTGTTATGACTTTTAAATAGTATTACAGGCATGCTTAATATAATCACGATTATAACCATGATAAAATATAAATAAGCTACAAATCTACTTAAAATTTTCATTAGTTTTACCTCCATTTTCTTCTAAAGTTTCTATATATTCAATAAGTTTGGTCAAATAATAATATTCTACCCAATTCTTATCTTCTTCTTCTGAATCCCTCATGAATTTTCTATTAAAATATGATATGAATTCTTTTAGTAGTTTATTCTTTGATTTTGTGCTTATAATATACATTGTCTAACTCCTTCTCTATTTTTTCAAATTCATAGATAACTTTTTGTACTAAGTCAGCTATTTCTATTAAATCTTTATTATGATCAACTTGGTTTTTATTTAAATTATTTAAACACCTATTTAACTTCGCAGCCAGTGTTTTTAATAAGTTATTATCTATATTAGTTTTAATTCTTTTGAACATAATTTAACCTATGTTTTATTTTTATTAAAGTTGTCTGTTGTGTAGTAGGCTGTGTCTTCAAAATCTCTTAAAGACAATCTACTTAAGTGATGAGTTTCATTTATAGACTCTGATAGTATTGTGTCTACACTGCCCTTAAAGGCTATTGACGCTTTTTGTCTAGTAGAGTCGTAATAAACTTTCAAAGGTTTTATTTTCCTACTATATAATAATTCATTTTCTTTATTTATAACCATATAAAAATTACCTTTCATGGGATTTATTTCTGTGTATTCCCATTTCATTTTCTTACAAGTTATTGAAATCATGTCCTTTGTGGTAGAGAAAATAAAGCTATCAATAGTTTTTATATAAGCTACATAGAGTGATGCTATGTCGTCTTTAAATACATGCAAGTTTCCGTTAGGGTCAATAGCTGCCACGGCGTAATAACCACTGACGTATTTTTCAATAGATTCTATTCCACCTGACGAAAGATAATGTATAAGGTGCTCCGAATCGCAAGTAGAATCCATAATATACGTTTCTCCAAGATTATCTACTACTCCATTGTGAATCAATGTCCAATTATTTTTAATAAATGGATGCGTGTTTGTTAATGTTTTGTCATTTGTACTAGTTCTGCCGTGGATTAAAAGCGGCCCTATCGGTTTAGATGCCTGGCCAAATGAAGATGCCTCTTCTTTTATTAATTCTTTTAGTATTTTATTTTCCTTAACATTATTAAAAATTCTGAAGTCAAATTCCGTCGGATTGATATATTTTTCTCCGTAAATACCTGATTCACCTAGAACTGCCCACCCAAAACCATCTACTTCAGAATGTGTTATAATTGGATGAACTATTCTTAGTAAATTTATGAAATTTTTTCTGGTTAACTTACTAGTATTTGACATTGCAAAAATTTTACACATGTTTTTATGTCCTTTCTTTCTAACGGCTTATAATGAATTGTGAGGTTGTACTATTGGCTGATTTGGTTGATTTTTTAACTGGTCTACTTCTAAAAGAATTGGCTTGAATTTTCGGATTCTAGAACGAACATAAAATTCCAATTCTTGACTTAATTTTAACATTTTACAAGCTTTCGTGATGTTATAATCAAAATCATAAAATTTATCAATTTTTGAATTAATTATAATATACAATAACTTGCACCAGTTAATGATTTTGGTTTTATCAATAGTCCCACTGTGAAGTCGTACTTCAATGGTTTTATGTTTTTTAAAAGATTCCAGGTTTATAGCTGCGTACCTATTTCCAAAACTGCTTATATCAAGTTTACAGAATTCGTTTTCAATACGACTTTTAGGTACCATCGCCTTGAGCATTGGTAAAAATTTTAACAATTTTTCAGCTCTCTTCTTAACCGAGACTTTACTTTTTAGGTGCCTCATATCTAGGTGCACGTGTAGCCCGCAAGTACTATTGACCTCTGCACCCCAAGAGTTTAATAAATCCAATAACTTTTCTAAATTATTAAAATCATTTATTTTTGTTAAAACTCTGAATTCGACAGGAGTCCAATAATCTTTGTCAATGCTTAAAGAACCATCTCTGGCAAGAGAGACGTTCTTTATTTTATTTGATCTTAACAATTCAGCTATTTGGTCGAAGTTTTTATTAGGTATGAAACATTCGATTTCTACTCCAAAGTAACGTCCAAAATCCTTTCCAATCGGTCTTTTTTCACTGAGCGGATTGTATAGCGTCTTTTGTAAAGATAAAAAGACGTTAGTTGGTCTGTAGCAGATAGGAGGTACCTCTACATCTGTAGCTAGAGGTATATTATTTAGAACGGATTTATCTTTGTATTTATCTATAAGTATCTTCCATGTTTGATTTATTAATTTATGACCAAAAAATGATAAAGCATAATTATTTCCATACTTTAACGAATCATTAATTAATAGTTGCTGTTTTTTGTTAATTTTTCTTGAAAGGTGTTCTTTATTAGTAATTAATTTTAACCTATTGTTTTCTAACACAATTTTTGTATCTTCATTAATTTTAAGTGAAGGTATTTTTTTAAATCTGTGTAAAAATAAAATGTTTATTTTTGTCCCGTTCGGGGTAACTATATCGCAAAGGTTATTTCTGATATCAGTTACAATTAAATAATCACTTCGCGTTAAATGTTCTATGAGTCGTTCTTCTAGACCGATTTTGTTTTCTAAATATACTCGATCACCAACCACTATTCTATCTAAATCATTATTATTATTATTATTCATAAAACACCTCTATACTTCTAAGTTACTGTTTTTGTTTATAAAAACACAACAAAAGTTAGGTATAATTATAGCTATAGTATTATCTAAGTCTATTTTATTTAAAAGTAACCTCATTGACCAATCCGACATAAAATCCCTCCTAATATTAATATTATATTAAACCCTATTAATAATAATTTTTCTAAAAGTTCCATAATTATTAAAGCTCTATTAAATCTAGGTCGTGTATAGACTTTTGAAATACTAATTGAGCTTTTTTCATTGCTTCAAATAGAGTATCTGCTCGGATTTCACCTAAGTAAACCCTCAAATGTCTATGCCTTGTTTTTGAAAATATATGAAAAATTCTCATAATTTAAACTCCCTTATAGTTAGTTAATTCTAAATTATTATTTATAGAATCATATATCAAATTATCTTTAAACGGTATTCCGTTTATGTACCATATTTTATTTTTTTGGTAAACCTTAACCGGACCGTACCTATTCAATCTGGCCTTAGTCGAAACAGTAAACCACCTGTTTGTGTTATATTTAAAAAAACCGTTATCATAAATGGTTAAAATATTTGTACTATAAAACTTCACTTTAAAAACTATAGTATTTCCTTCTAAGTTTTTAATGAGGTAAGTATTACGTTCTAATTTTATTTTATCTTTAACGCCTAATAAATCCTTACATTTAGAGTAGGTTAACATTTTCTTAAGCTCCTTTCTTAAAAAGCGACTACATTTAAAAATTGATTATACCTATATATTTAAGTATAGTCAATACATATTTATATTAAATTTATTATAATAAGTCTATAAGTCTTTATAATATAAATATATTATTAATATATATAGTAATATAGGTTAATATATATTAACATATATGGTACATTATAGTGTAATTTATTATACGTACCGCTTTAGTGTTATGTCACTAAGTTAAGGTGCTGTAAAAAGTCTTACTTAGTGTTAAGTATTTAATATAATTGATCATTCTTCGGAAAGTAGGAAGAAGGTGATGGGGAGGGCTAGAAACCAAGGCATCCACCACCAAGCCGCCACTATCAAAGCCAGTCTCATAAAACACCCCTTTCTATACATGTTAGAGAGCTATATAGTATTCTCCTATTTTTAGCTCTTTTTAGCTCATTATACCCCTTTTTTAGGAGTTACTCTACTTAGGGTCTATTTCAAAGAAATCTATATACAAGTCTTTTAGTAGTATACTTAATTGACTAGTGGTATATATATACCTACTGTCTAGTAGTTTAAACAGAACGGGCAAGTTAAACCTATTTTTATACAGCTCTTCCGTATTAAACACTATTAAACTTAGTTCTTTAGTAGACCTAGAACTAATATCCTCTAATTTATTCATATATATATTACCTCCCCTCTCGTATACTTAATAAATCTAGTGCTACTTGATGAGGGTCAAACTCTTTAAAAGCCATTACAGTGCTATATATAGCCACAGTGGCTGCTATTATTAAGATTACGTTTAAAACTCTATCCATATATATACCTCCTTTTAAATGACCAAAATAAAACCTTTAATGACTAAACTCTATTTTCATATTTAAATACGGCAGTCTCTAAGAGCCCGTCTTTAACGTGGTCAGGTACTTCTAACACCCTAACCCACATACCGTGTATATACTTCTCCACGCTACTAACGTCTAGCTCTTTATAGCCTAGTCTATTAGACCATACGTCTACGTAAGCTCTATACCAATCCCCTGTCGATAGGTCTTGATATTCTTCAATAAACATAGAAAGCATATTAACACCTCTCTTTAGTAACCGTTCAGTCTACACTTTAACTAATGCATAGCCTGTGCCACTAGCTAAGTCCTTGATAAAACAGACCTAGCTATTTTAAAAACTAGACTAACTTTTAGACAGTTTAAGCTAACTATGGATTATTATTAAGCTATTAACTTTTAGACACTCTGTCTAAAGTTTAAACACTTTATAAATAAATTAATAATTTAAACTTATATAAATATATATATGGGTCATTAGCAAGAAATGGGCCAATGGACCAACAGCTATTCTTAGGCATTATAATTGCTATAGCAAGAACTATGCCAATTAACTGGCACGATTATTGCAGTAGCAAAAGTCATGCCTAACATTTTGGCATGATTATTGCAACCCCCCTCCCCCCAGGGGACGTCGAGGGGGCTCGGTCGGGGGCTTCCCACACACTCACTCTCCCCTCCTCCACCCGAGTAACCTCCCAGCAGCTAACCTAACCAACGAGTAACTATAAATAGACTATACTAGCTATAACTGTTTTAAAGCCTTTATAAGAGTTTAGACTAGTGTTAGGCTACTACCCTACACGTACACCTATTTAAAAAGCTTATAGAGCTTTTAAAAGCGTTTAAAGCTAAGTTTAGTATTAGGTCTAAGACTAGTACTAGGTGGTAAGGTTTTAAATTATATTGAGTAACTAATAGACTTAGTACTAGCTAATAAATAACTAGTTATGGATTAGGTTATTTTGTAAGTTATATAAGTAAGTAGAGTAGGTTAGTTTATAATTGAGTAACTAGGTTTAAAGTGCTAGTAAACGTAAAACAAATATTTACGTAATGGCAATTAACCTTTATGAAATTAGAGTAGGTAGTATTATATATGACTCAGTAGGTGATGCTTGGGTAGTTGATAAAATAGACTACTCTACTGATTACGTTACTATAACTGGTAATAGGACTTACTTTAAAAGTACTAAATTAGTTAGTTTTAGTGACCTTAAAGCTAATTACAGTTTATATTTTAATAAGGGTGAAGTAAAATGTGAATGTGGTGCTGCTAGTATACGGAGTAACTACCACAGTGAGTGGTGTCCTAAATATATTAAAATACAGTAGACTAGATAAACTAAAAGAGTTATAATTCCTATTATAGGGGTATTATATAGTCTATGAGTATTTTTAATAAAAATAAAGTAAAACTAATTAAAGAGACTTATACAGAGTTTTCAATTAGTCCTAGTGGTAATATAACACCTACTAATAAGCCTTTATTTACTGAGGTAATACCTCCAGGGGTATACGAGGTATTGGAGAAACCTCATATAGGGTTACATTTGGGTCCTAAAACTATACAGACTGAAGAATTATTAGACTTACCTGATTCACAATCTCATAAAGTTATAAATGAGATAAATAAATTTTTTAGACCTGAAACAAAAGAAAAGTATAAACAATACGGCATGCTATATAAAAGGGGTATATTAATGTACGGCCCAGCGGGGTCTGGTAAGACTTCATGTCTACTAAAAGTAGCTAATACTGTTATTGACAATGGAGGTATTTGTATTTTAAGTCCTGACCCTGATAATTTTTATAACTTAATAACTAAACTCAGAATAGTTCAACCTAGTCTAACTATAGTAGTTATTTGGGAGGATTTCCATTATTACGTTAATAATAGTAGGTTTTTAGCTCTATTAGACGGTGAATTACAACTAGATAACGTAGTATATATAGCTACTACTAACTATATAGACCGTATACCTAAGAATTTAGTTAGTAGACCTAGTAGGTTCGCTACTGTTATAGAAATAGGTCCTTTAACAGAAAAAGCTAGAGAAGCTTATTTAAAGCATAAAATGCCTGATATTAGCGAAACAGAGTTAAGCAAATGGGTAACTAAGACACATAATTTTACTATAGATAAAATAAAGGATTTAATTATAAGTGTTAAATGTTTTGATTTAGTGTTAGAAGAAGCTATAGAAAGATTAAAAAATTATACAAAGGAAGATGAAGAAGAAAATGAAGACTATTACTCAACATTTGATAGTACTAATGATGATTAGAGCGCCTTTATTAGCGTTATTATTGATTATATTAACCTTAACTACTATAGTCTTTAGTTTATATTATATAATTGAATTAGTAAAAGACTCATTACTCTTCACCTATAGGTGGTTTAAAGGTATTATTGAGTAACCTATCTCGCAATAGCCTCCTTCTTTTAGCTACTGGGTCTTCTTCTAATAACTCATCATCTATCTCTATATTACGTAAGTTATTTATAATACTATCTCTAGCGTCTAAGTTTTCTTCTTCAGTTAAAGCTGATTCTTGAGCTAATTCTACATTTTCTGTAGGTTTTGATTTAATAGCTTCTAGCTCTTGATTATCTTTACCTAAAGCAGATTTAATTCTTTCAAAGTCTTGTTCTGATATAACACCTCTTTCTTTCATATCTCTAAGAACAGACTCTTCATCGATTTTATTGGACTCTACTAAAGGAGCCATAGTCTTCTCAGACTCATTTACTGCACCACCAGAATCTACTCCTCTAGGTAAAATATGCCTCAGCTTATCAGCAGGGATACCTTCAGGTAAATCTTTTCTAGCATCATGCATTAACCTACCCTGCTCATCGACTTTAATTAAATTTTTTAATAGTTTTGCTAATTCGCCTGCCATATTATTTTTATACCTCTAAAAAATATTTGTTTCTATAAATCAGAATTTAGAAACTCTTTTATAGCCTCTATATTAGGTTCAAGACTAGGGAACTTAGGCATTATTTTAGTATTACGTTTAGGTTTATAGCCTTTTGGGTAAGTTCCATATATAACTTTAGACCTTAATAAATCTAAGCTAGACCCGTATAAATCAGGCCCTACAGAACCAACTAACTTAGGGTTAATATTATGACAACTAATACAGTTTCTACGGTAAATAGCTTTACCTTTAGCTACTAAATTTTCTTCAGGCTTAGGCTCTGGAGTAGGACTGGGTTCTGTCGTTGGTGGCTTTATCGGTGTTTTATCAGTGTTATTACAGTGTTGATTAAGATTAATAAGAATAAAAATTAAAACTATATTTATAAAAGATTGAATTTTAAAGTTTAACATAATCTAATTTTATAATCCTCCAATAACTTATAATATAATAATAAAGTATTCTTAGCGTCATCTAATGCGTTATGCTTAGTCCCCTGAAACCTCAGGCCTAGTTTAGTCATACTTTTAGCTAAAGACCCCTGTGGTTTTAGGCCTAAAGCTAAACACCTAGTCTGGTAGACTGTTTTTACGTCCAGCTCCCTCCAACCAAAAGGCCAATTAAACGTGTTTAAAGGCTCACCATTGAGAGATTCTAGGTACTTTTGACGTAAGAGTGGCAAGTCACCTCCACCCCACGTTATAGGCGATTTTAAACAGTCGTATTTAGTGACTAGGTTATGGAGGTCTTTTACAGCCTCTTTTAGACTTAATCCGTTACCTTCTACTTCTTGGGGCTTGATATTAGTTAAATTACTAATATAGTCCTGTAGTAGTTCACCTTCAGGTAGTCGAATATTGGCTTTATATTCCTCAATAATAGTTTTTAAATTTAAATCTCCTACCACTGCACCTATTTGGATTATAGATTGATTAGTTTTAGGGTTATTAAGCTCTAGGTCTATAGCTATGAGTTTCATATAATTGACTTTCTTGCTAGTCTGTTTTTAATTGTTTGTAATTTTTCATTACTTTTGAAATAGTGTCCTGCTATTATAACTGCTCTACGATCAATTGGTTTATATTTACTTAGAAATTTTATTGCAGGCTTACCGTTATCCCACTTAAGTTCTTCTGAATTACTTAAACATTCAAGTTCTGTATAAGTGGCGTATAAAGGTAATTTAGAATCATATTTATTTATAAATTCATAGAAAATGTTTAAAAAGAATAATGTTTTCATACCTTTAGACATAATAAAATAATTATAGCATATTTGGATTTAATATGCTATAATAAATATGCGACCTATACGGTGACGTATAGAGTACAAAACGTGTCTTAACCCAGAACACTACTAATTATGGTAGTGGAACACCTGAAATAAGGTATGACTCTGGGGGTATAGTCTGAGACAAGCGGAGTGAGGTCTACAGGGATGCTTAATAAGCTGAAATGGAGCTGGACTAAAGAGGCTAAGACCCTTATAACCCAGCTAAAGACAACATACAGCTCTGCGAGAAAGAGGCTTTCTATGGGCAGTAACAGCCTAGCCCCGAAAGCACCTCTCTACTGACATAGCCTAACCCACTAGCGTCAGTGTCAGGGGGTAACCGAGTACGGTGCAGAATGTTACTAGGCGGTCAACCTAACAAGGCCTTTCTATTATAAACATAATAGGTCTATATAGGCGAAGCCTACCCAAAATTTACCACATAGTCAGTATCAACACTATATAGAATGAGCCTATATAGACTTCCTTAGTTTGGGTTGAGTACGTTAAACAAATACTCAATAGAGGGTTAATAATGTTACCTAAATCATCTAAATACAAAGGCGTATCGTACGATAAAACTCGTAGAATTAAGAAATGGAAAGTAGTTATTAAAGTTAATGGTAAGCCTAAACATTTCGGTTACCATAGAACTGAAGAAGAAGCTAATGAAACTTACCTTAAAGCTTTAGAAGATATAAAACAAGGTAAATATAGTGAAGATCGGACAGCCTCTAACGGGCTGTCCGTTAACACAGAGGGTTAATAATATGCCAAGAGGTGATTACAAAGACTTAGAAGATAAAGACTTAGAGTTGGACGAAGAAGAAAAAGAAAGACGTAAGAGAGAATATAGAGAAAAGTTAGCTAAAGCTGGTTGGGGTAGAGGTAGACAGACACTAGAAGAAATGTCTAAGCCTTTTAATGAACCAGCTTTTAAAAAGCTAAGAGACTTCTTCAAGAAGAACTAATAAATGTCACGCAAAGAAAGTATACAAGAATTACATAAACGTCTAGCTAAAGAACAAGCTATAGAACCTAGTGAAGCAGGTATACTAAAAGGCTTAGTAAACTTACTAAGCTATAGTCCTTATAAAGAAGGTGAGGTAATAGGCGCATCTCCTGATGACTTAAGTGGCTTATTAGTAGGTGGAGCTAGTTTAGGAGCTGCTCCAGTTATAACTAGTAAAATATTAGAAAAGGGTGGTAAGCTAGCAGAAGTTTTAAGGTCTATGAGGAGAGCTAGACCTTTACCTAAAGGTGGTTTCGGTGAAGTAGCAGAACAGGGAGCTATAGCACCAAAATACGCTGGCAGAGAGTTAAAGGCTTTAAAATCAGAAGTAGAGAGAGACTTAGCTAAAGAAGTATCTACTAGTAAACCTAAGACTACTAAACTTAGCAAGGCAGAGTCTGATTTGCCTGAATACGATTGGTTAGGTGGAGAATTACCGCTAGCTGAAGAAGAGACTATAAGACTAGCTTCTAAGAGTCCTGAAGAGTTTAGGAGAAGATTAGCTAGTGCTAGACTAAGGGATCGTAGGACTGACGATTTATTAAATGAGCTAGAGGATAATGAGATAAATAGGTTAATGACTAGCGATGATACTGGACTTAGACATAAGGCTATGGAATTAGCTGTAAAAGAACCAGAAGCAGCTAGGGCAGTGGATATACTAGACGCTAAAGAGGCTAGAAAAGACTTATTGCAGAGGTATAAGGATAGTCTAAAAGAAGGTAACCTAGAAGAGGCTAATAGGATCCTAAGAGAACACGGTGATGAAGGATTTATAGTAGGTGATAAGTTTAGGAGAGAACAAGAAAATATAGCTAAAACTATTAAAGAGATGGAAGAAGAATCTGCTAGAAATAGGAGACGTTTACTATTAGAAAGACTCAAGGGTAGACTCAAAGGAGAAGGTACTCTCCCAGAGTAGAGTAATAGTAATATATAAATTATATACCTTTTTACTTATTCACTTTTTATCAGTATCAGAATTAAAATCTTCAAATGACTTACTAGCTATAACTTCTCTAGCTCCTTGATATTTACCTTTATATTTCTTAAGTGATGAACCTTCAATAGTGTGGTAGATAATTTGACATACTTTCATATTAGGGTATACTTTAACTGGCTGTGTAGCTACTAATTCCAGAGTCCAAGTACCTTTATAGCCTATATCACCAAAACCCGCTGTTACGTGAACGAATAAACCTAGCCTACCCGTACTAGATTTACCATATAGCACAGGTACTAGATTATTGGTTTCTGTATATTCAACGGTCTGACCTAAATAAACCCTACCAGGTTGTAAAACTAGACCGTCTTCTGGTATAACCATATCCATGGTAGTATTAGCCTTCTTAAAGTCTAATACAGGCGTTGTATAGACCTTTAAAGTCTTATCTAAGGTTAGGTCTACTGAATTTACTGCTAAGTGTTTTACGTTAAACGGAGTTATAATTATATCCTTATCAAGACGCTTTAGTATTTCAGATGCTGTTAGGATCATTTTTATTATTCTCCAAGTTATTAAGTCTTAGCTCCATTTCATTTAGTCTACGCTCTTGTTCTTCTAAAGGTAAGGCTAGAATACCTTTTACTAGTCTACGTCTATTATTGACTAGTTTATAAACCTTTTCTCCAGTTATGGGGTTTGGGACTAATACATTATTGGTTATATCAGCCATTTCTAGCCTATCTGCCATTTTTTCTATTCTTTTTCTGTTTTTATATCTTTTTTTCATTATTTTCTCCTAAACAATACGATTAGAAATAGTATAAATGCGATTATAAATATAATCATTGTAACTATATAATCTAATTTAGATTTTGAGTTAAAATAACTAGCCCACCCTAGTGTTAGGAATAAGTATGGTACTAGTAATCTGATCATATTTTTATTATAGCACGTTAATAAACCTATTGACAAGTATTATATTAACGTAGTAATATAAATATATGACTAAAACCAATAACATAGGAAGGTAATAAATGAGATATATTAAAACTATTTTTAAAAAAAGTAAAAAAATACTAGGCTTAGCTAGTTTATTAGCTGTCATAGTATTTATAGCATTAAATGCGTCTACTTGGCATGGCAAATATTTATTTAATAAAATTGGTTTAGTGACTGTAAAGGTATTACATTCAGAAATAGAACAAGCAGGTGGAACTGGATTTCATGTTAAAGCTAATAGTGGCAATTCTTATATAGTTACAAATGCTCATGTATGTCAGGCTGCTTTAAGTTCTAGTGAAAGAGAGGTGCTAGTAACAGTACCTAACTCTAATAGAGTTATAAAAAGAAAAGTTATAGAGATTTATAAAAATCATGATTTATGTATAATTGAGCCACTGGCTGGTAAAAAAGGTATATCTGTAGCTAGTTCTTTAAACATTGGTGATAAAATTCGAGTTATAGGTCATCCTAGACTTAGGCCTTTAAGAGAGTCTTTAGGTACTTTTTTAGAAAAAACAGAAGTAAATTTACTAGTTGGTATAGGACTGACTGAAGAGATGTGTTCTAATAGAAGTGGAATTATATATAAATTTTTTGATATTGATTTATGTGTTAGAAAATTAAAAGCTAATGAAACAGATGTATTAATATACCCAGGGAATTCAGGTAGTGCTACTGTAAATTTCTGGGGTAATTTAGTGGGTATTATGTTTGCATCAAATGATATGAGAAATGGTTATATGGTTCCACTAGAAGATATTAAAGAATTTTTGAGGATATATTAATATGAAACAAGAAATTAAAGCTCTTTCAGTAGATCAAGTACGAAGTATAGTTGAAGTTGTAAAAGATTTATGTAACTCTATTAGAGACTTGAAATCAGAGACTAGTAAAAAATTATTACTAATACAGTGGACATATCTTATTCAGGGATTAGAGGGAATGTTATTTGTAGCATATAAATCTAAAAATAAAAAAACTAAGGATTTAGTTATAGCAGAGTTGGATAAATTCTTAACCTCTCTTAACAAAGACGATGAATATAATACCGAAAAAACTGAGAATATATCTGAAAAAGAAGAAGAGTTTTTCAAAACTTTTTCAGAGGAGGTTAAATCTTTACTTAATAAAGATGAGGATATACCAGAGGCGTAAATGATTGAATCAGAATATTTAGATAGGATTAAAGTCTTAGAGGAAAGGGTGAAGTCTCTAATGACTGATTTAAGGGATGCTCAAGATAAAATTAGAGCATTAAAAGAAGAGTTGGATATCTCTAAAAAGGTTATATTATTCTTAGAGAGTAATAATCAGGAATAGAGGTAAACAAATATAGTTAGAGTTGATGACTAACGCAGATAATCCCATGTTTGGGAAAATATTAGAAAAAAATGCTGTAAGACAGTTAATAACTCTATAAATAGAATCTACCCTTAAATAGGACGATTCACCAATAACTTACCCTTTTAGGGCAGTATAAAAGGAGATTTAATATGTCAGATAACTCACAAGATTTAAATAACAATAACAGCCAAGATAATTCATCATATAATAAGTTTGATTTTAATCAAAGACCAGAAGATGTAAAAGAATTAGAAAAAGCTTTAGGAGATTTTACTGCTTATAGAAGTACTGTTATTAGTGGTAATTTTTCTGGGACTCACGCCAAAGTAGTTGTACAACTAGTAGAATTTTTAACAGCCACCTACAAGCAATTACTATCTCAATATGAGAATCATGAGTGGGTTAAAGCTGCTAGAGCTGCTTATGAAGAAATCAAAAAGCAAGAAGAAGCTAAAGCACAAGAACAAAAAGACTTAGAAGGATCAGGTCAAGTAAATGCATAACTTGTTTAATAAATTAGGTTTATTGCCTTGGTTTCTAATTTCATTTGTATCAATGGTATCTAGTTTTATTATTAGAGGAGATTTTCCTATTGGAGGAGTTTTACTCTGTATCTCCATAATAGTACTAGAAGGTCTATTAAAGTTTTTAAACCACAGGAAAGCTAAGAGTATTTCCGAAGAGCTCGAAACTAGAATATCTAATATGGAAGCTAAGTTAGCTACTATGAGCCTATATAGAAAATAATATTCTTAGGAAGAGCTTGTTTGACCAGGGAGGGTCTACTTTTTTATGCCAAGAAAGAAAAAAATAGACTCGATAGTACAGGTAGTTAGTACTTCTCAAGAAATAGCAGAGTTGCAACTAGAAAGACTTAAACAAGCTGCTAGAGAGCGTACTTTAACTTTCGAGGAAGTAAGAATATACGATATACTAACAAAAAATCTAATGTTAGCTAAAGGAGACCCTACTACTATATCGGCTACAGTAGTTTCTAAAGAAGAAGAATCTATAGAAACAGAAGATTTATTAAAAATAGCTCAGACTGTAGATACTAATAACCTAATAAACGTAGTAGATGAAGATGAAGGTAATAATTAGCTGTTATTATGACAAAGAAAACAGCAGTTACTACTAAAGATTTAGCAATAGAAAAGCTCTGGAGACGAGGAGTATTACATTGGAAATTAGACTCTGCTCAAAAAGACGTATATAATCTATATAAGAAATCAAAACAACGTAAACTAGTTATAACTGCCCCAAGAAGAATGGGTAAATCATATTCTTTATTAATAATAGCTATAGAAGCAGCCTTATCAGATCCAGGTACTATAGTAAGATACGCCTGTCCTACAGCGTTCATGGCGCAGAGGTTTATAATACCTACCATGTTTGATATATTAAAGGACTGTCCTTCAGACTTAAGGCCTAGTTATATTAGGCATGATAGATCTTATACCTTTAAGAATGGATCGTCTATTCAAATAGAAGGAACTGATGAAGGTAATGCAGAAAGACTTAGGGGACAAACCAGTCATTTATGTATAGTAGATGAGGCTGGTTTTATGGATGATTTAGAAAATCTTATTAAAAATATACTATTACCACAAACATTAACTACTCGTGGTAAGATAATAATATCATCTACCCCTCCAGTTGAACCAGAGCATTATTATACTACCCTAGTAGCTGAGGCTAAGTCTAATAATTCATACTTATTTAAGAATATATACGACGTTTTAAATAGTATAAAAAACGATCCTCCTCCAATGTGTAATAGGTTAACACTAGAGGCCGTAGAAGAATTAAAGGCTGAGGTTGGAGGAGAGTTATCAGATACTTGGCAGCGTGAGTTTATGTGTAAATTTATTGTAAATCAAGAGAGGGCAGTTGTACCAGAATTTACACAAGAAAAAGAGTCTGTAATTGTTAAAGAGTGGCCTCGACCTCCGCGTTACGACGCTTATACGTCAATGGATCTTGGGTTTGTAGATAAAACTGGTGTGTTATTCGCTTACTACGATTTTAAAAATAATAAAGTAGTAGTTGAGGATGAGTTATTATTGAATGGTACTGAAATGACAACTGAGATATTAGCTAATAAAATAAAAGATAAAGAGAGTCAATTGTGGGTGAATCCAAAAACACTAGAGGTTCAGCCTGTTTATATTAGAATATCAGATGATGATTTAATTACTCTTAATGATTTAAATAGGTTACATGGAGTTTTATTTATACCTACTAAGAAAGACGAAAAAGCAACTGCTATAAATGAGTTAAGATTAAAAGTACACTCTGAGCAATTAATAATTAATCCTAGATGTAAAGAGCTTATATATCAGCTACATACGGCTACTTGGACTAAAAATAGAAAAACTTTTGAAAGAACAGAGAGGGGGTCTCACTTTGATTTAGTAGATTGTTTAGTATATTTAATTAGAAACATACAGTATCATAGAAATCCTTATCCACACGATTGGGGAAGAATACCAGGGTCTGTTTTATACAAGGGTGCCGATGTTATAAATTCAACGGCTGATGCAATAAAGAGCTTATTTATAAAGAATAATAAGTAATAAACAAATAGAAGTAGGTATGAGTAATAATAATAAAACCAAATACTTTGCTACTGAAGACTCTAATACCTTAGCAAGGAAATTACTAGACAAGGCTGATGCTATTAAAAAATCGGCTATAAGTAGTCAATATTTAGATAAAATCTATAAATCTTGGCAATATTATCATGGTTATTTCTTTAAAGATGATGAAAGTCACTCAGTAACTTACACAGGAGAGCAGGGAGAGTTGGTACAACTGCCTGTTAATCATTATCGCAACATAGCAGATCATATAATAAATATGATAATGGCTAGTAGGCCGTCTTTTCAGGCTAGGTCTGTAAACACTGACTATAAATCACTAACTCAAACATATTTAGCTAATGGCTTGTTAGAGTATTATTTAAAAGAGAAGAATTTAGAAGATCATCTAAAAAGAGCTGTAACCTACGCTGTGGTACTAACTGAGGGTTATATAAAAATGGAGTGGGATTCTACTAGCGGTGAGATTTATGATTATGAGATAAATGAAGAGACAGGAACTCAGATACCTATATACGAAGGGGATATAAAATATACAAACTTATCTCCATTAGATGTTATTAGGGATAGTTCTAAAGAAGATAGCTCTCAACATAATTGGATTATGTGTAGAAGCTACAAAAATAGATTTGATCTAGCCGCTAAGTACCCAGAAATAAGTGATAAAATTTTAGAAGCACCTACTAAATCAGATTTAATTAAATTTAAAGTGTCATCTTTAAAAGAGTTTGAAACGGATGACATTGAAGTTTGGGAGTTTTATCATAAAAAATCAGACTCCTTACCAGATGGTAGATATTGTGTATTCGTTAGTCCAGAAGCTATTTTATATGATGGTCCTCTACCTTACCCAGAAATACCTCTTTATAGAATAGCAGCATCAGACATTTTAGGCACTCCTTTTGGTTCTACCATAATGTTCGAGTTAATGCCATTACAAGAGTCTTTAAACTCATTATATAGTGTAATTCTTACTAATCAAAATGCTTTCGGGGTGCAGAATATACTAATACCAAAGGGTTCAGATATAAATTTAGCTAGTTTATCTGGTGGCTTAAACATAATAGAGTACAATCAAGCTGGAGCAAAGCCAGAGCCATTAAATTTAGTACAGACTCCTGCCGAGATATTTAATATGATAGATAGATTAGAACAGGCGATGGAGACAATTTCTGGTATCAATAGTGTTACTAGAGGTCAGCCAGAAGCTAGTTTAAGATCGGCCTCATCTTTGGCTATGGTACAAGCGCAGGCTATACAGTTTGCTAACGGACTACAACAATCCTATATTAGATTAGTAGAAAATGTAGGAACTGGTACTATTAGATTATTACAATTATTCGCTAAAGTACCTAGAGTAGCTGCTATAGTAGGTAAGTCACAGAAAGCTAATTTAGAAGAGTTTAGTGGGGATGATTTAGCATCTATTAATCGAGTAGCAGTAGAAGTTGCGAACCCTTTATCTAGGACCACGGCTGGTAGATTAGAAATAGCTAATCAACTTATACAAATGGGGCTTATTAATAACGTGGAAGAGTATTTTACTGTTTTAAATACAGGTAAATTAGAAACTCTTGTAGAAGGTCAGCAGTCCGAGTTATTATTAATTAGAAAAGAAAATGAGAAAATGATGTCTGGCGAAACAGTACCAGCTTTATCTTTAGACAAACATCAGTTACATGTTATGGAACATAAGGCTCTATTAAATGATCCAGACTTAAGGGCTGATCCTAATTTAGTGCAAATAGTATTAGATCATATTAGAGAACATGTCAATTTATTAAGGGTCACTGATCCTGGAGAGCTAGCCTTAACTAATCAGCAACCGTTACCGCCTAATCCAGCAGAGCAGCCCATAGGTCCTGAGGGCGCTAATATACAAGAAGATGAGACTATCCCACCAGAACTGATGGACCAAGTACCAGTAGGAACTGAGGCTGCGCAGAATATAGCTTCCCCACGTATGCCATCCCCCCCAGAACCTTTTCAAGACCTACCAGTAACGGCTGAAGAGGGTTTAAATAAAAATATAGGATAAGGTGAGACGAAATGAGTACTAATTTAGACTATCAACAGGTAATAAAGAACGTATACGACGAAATAGAGAACCGCCTCAGAGTAGATACGGAGTTGACAGTATCTGCTGGATCTGCCGAAGTAGAAATAGCAGCTCCAGATAACATATTTACTGTAGGATCTGAGGACGGCACAACTACTGGTACTCAAAGAGTATTTGTCAATAACCTTAGGCAGCAGGTACTAGCTGCTCACGACCTAATACAATCCTTTACTTGGTTAGACTTTGGTACGGCAGATGAGAGAGTAGACAAGATTGAATTTACTAGTGCCTCCATAACCACATCTACGGTAGTACAGCAATTCTCTTATACTTTAGTTAGCGGTAAATATAGATTAGATAGTATTACTTGGAGTGTAGTCTAATGGCTAAGAAGTTTACATTTAATCAAGTAGTAGGTAATTTGGATTATGCTGATGATATCCAAAGTACTGATGACATAGTGGAAGGTTCTAGTAATTTATATTTAACTGAAGCTAGAGTCAGGGATGCCATCCTACAAGGATTCTCACAGTCAGCAGGTACAGTTACTGACGCTGACTCAGTAATTCAAGCATTTAATAAATTAGCTGGTAATTCCATCAGATCTCTTAGGGCTGATAAAATCACAGTATTTCCTACTAATGACGTATTTTCCTATGGAGTTCAGCAGTTCAACGATCTTAATGACGCCTACGCATCTATTCCACGAGCCACTGGTACAGCAGAACAAGCCGCAAATAACTGGGTAGTTTTGGCTCCTGGTAAGACATACGTTCCAGCATCTACTGCAATTAAAGTTAGGGCTACTGGTACTAGTGGGAATAATTACGTAGAAGATTTTGGATATAGTGGACAAAACGCGGTAGGGGCTTCGATATCTGGAGCAGGAATACCTGAAGGAACTACTATTACTGCTATAGCTGTAGTGTCGTCTAAGATGAGAGCCACGCTTTCTGCGAGCTTAACTCAATCTATAACTAACGAGCTGCTCAATGTAGAAGTCCCTATGCAGTTAATAGGGACTACTACTAACACATCTACTTCAGTTACTGGACTTAATTATGTCTATACTGGAATGGTTGGGGCCGCAGTTAAAGGTACAGGTATTCCAGACGGTACTACTGTCGTTAGCGTGACCTACTCTAGTGCAAACTCGTCTTTAGTATTAAGCCAAGCCGCTACAGCATCTGGTACGGTAACACTTACGTTCCCTACAATAGCAGATAAGTTCTATTGTGATCTGACCCGTAAAGGCGTTACTACAATTTTTATGGGCCCAGCGTCCTTAGGAACTTTTCCAGGAGGATCAAGTTGGGCACCTAATGCAGGAATAGACCCTTACCATGATTTTGAAGTACAACTTCCTGTAATGCCTAACATAGCTGGTATACGATCAGCGTTTCATATCGTATCTGTCAACTCAAGCATCGTGGGCAAAGATACTCATGATATATACCGTAATATAATGTTAAGCGGCTCTTTAAAGTACTTAGACAACGGAGCCACGAACGGGTCATCCTCGACACATAGCTCAATATGTAACGTAATGGTCTGGGGTAATGACAACGGAAAAAGTAGACAGGATGGAACCACTACTAGCGGATCAAACGTTATAACTGGACTTACATCAACAGCCAGGCTGTCTGTAGGACAAAATATTACGGGGACAGGAATACCCTCTAATACTTATATTAGATCAATAGTGTCGGCAACATCTATAACTATGACCAGAAACGCGACTGCTTCTGGAACTGTTGCTATTACTGCTAGTTCTAAAGGAATAGAGGCTGACAGTATTAGTGCTGGGAATCTATACCTGTCATTATACAATACCCGTATAAGAAGCCTTTGCGGACAAGCTCTTGATAGATCAAGCTTTGCGATATTTAATACAGTAGAACTAGTGTATGCTAAAGGATGTCGTTTTGAAAGAGCTATCGCCATCAATAGGTGGTCGCATATCAGCGATTCTTTAATCTCTAATGGATTGTTGTGGCAAAACGCTACCCAAAACGGAGAGAACGACGGAATTTACGACTGTGAGATTACTGGGTCTGGTGCTTTATTTGAAGGCCCAGCAGACTCAAGAATGAAAATTGACAGTACGAGTAATTATTACTTCTTAGTCAATGGCTGTAAGATGGCTCCTACTACTACTAAGCTACTAACAGAAAGAATGGGCTCTGCTATGCTTAGCTCGTTTACTTACAGAGCTGTTGGTAATACAAACGCAGAGACTTCATTACTTCCTGGTCAATTATCTATTTCAGGTACTCGAACCAGCGGATCTCCAATCATAACTGGGTTATCGTCCACAGCCCTACTGTCAGAAGGAAGATCAATATCAGGTACAGGAATACCATCTGGAACTGTCATATTGTCAATAGATAGTGCTACTCAAATCACGATGTCTCAGAACGCAACATCTAGCGGTACTTCCTCTTACACTTTTGGTATTGGATATATAAACAACAACACCACTGCAGCACAAATCCCAGCAGACTCTTTAAGTAAAGGTCGAATACTCAGAGTCAAAATGAGTGGTTTCTACTCTACTGATGCAGCACCTCCAGACCTTACTATCAAATTTAAAGCTGGTTCTACTGTTCTAGCCTCTACAGGAGCTATAACTCAAACGGCAGCACTAACTAATAGAATGTGGAGTATGGAGCTTCTATTACAAGTTTTTGAGGCAGGATCTTCTGGTAAGGTTATATGTAGCGGAGCAGTTAAGATGCATCAGAGTTCGTTCTCGGCTCCATTTGAGATGGAGTTATTTAACACGGCAAACCAGACCCTTGACACAACAGCAGCACAAACTCTTGATATTACCGCACAATGGAGTGTGGCTAATGCTAATAATACAATTACTTGTACTCACGCGATAATTGAAGATATAGCACAATAATCTGCGTGATAGGGGAGTATATTAGTGGGAACTATAAAAATTACGCCCATTACTAGAGGCATGCAGAGAAGCACTAAGTATAGGCACTACAAAAAAAATAATATAATACTACGACTTAGTTTACTTATTAACGGAGGACTAATAGCCTTATTAATTTGGCTTTTACGTTAGAAAATGTCAACAAACCTAGACGCCTTTCAAGTACTAAGATTAGCCTACGATGAAGTAAATAATAGGATTAGGACGGACGCCTCTCTCAGCTTAGATTCGGCTGAGATATCAGTAGACCTCGATCACAGTGATGACAGTATAAAGGTAGGAGATGGAGTAGATTTTTTACAGATAAACTCTGATGGAACTATATCAGTAAAACAGTCTGGTACTTGGGATATTAATAATATAATTGGAACCATAAGTCTACCTACTGGAGCGGCGACAGAGGCCACCATAACGTCTATAGATTCTAAAACTATAAAAGCTGATACAGATAACGTGGTAAATAAAGCTTTTGCTATACAATTAGATGATACCTCTACTCCTAATGTAACTTACATAGGAAAGGCTATACCAGGTAGCCTAACTTCAGCAGCCGTATGGCAAGTTAGCAAGATAGACGAGTCTTCTAATCTAGCAATAACTTTTGCTGATGGAGATTCCGATTTTGATAATATATGGGACGATAGGACTAGTCTAACTTATGGTTAAATTTTATTTAGTAAATAATATAAATAAAAACGAGCCAGCAGCAGTGAAATCTAGTCTATTTACTCACGTAAAAGCTAAATCAGACGGAAGTCAGACAGCGATTATTGCATATGAGTCTATTGATGATGAAAACGTAATAGAAAAGACAAAAGAGGAATTACAGCAAATATTAGATCAGTGGATTGATGAGGAAAACCTTGATCCATATTTCGACGAAGTAAGCCAACAACAGATATACCAATTGAAAATAAATCTGGATCGTTATGTTTCTTAAGCCAATAGTTCTAGAAGAAGCCATATATCAAAGAATCCTTCGAGGTGAGGGGAAGGATTCCGACTTTATGTGTGATTTTAATCTACTTACGGAGAAAATGTCTCAGGCAGAGCGTGAGATGTTCTTTAATAAAATAAGAATTAGGTTAGAGGAAAGGAGGGTAGCTATATTGCTAACTGGTCAGGAACCTATAGTATAACCACTCCTGGTACAACTGCTACCGCAGGATCTACTACTACCCTAACTAATACAGGAGCTTCTTGGCCTACTGTAGGTAATAATTTATCTAATTTTACTCTAAGAATGTTAACTGGATCTAATGCTGGACTCGAAAGAGTAATTTCAAGTAATACGTCTACACAGATCACAGTATCCTATGCATTTCCAAACTCTATTATTGCTGGAGATACTTATGAAATTGTACTCTTATTTAAAGATGGAGATCACTTTGTAGCAAATACTACTCTAGGTACTAATATAATATCTGAGTACGAAGATAACGGAACTTTCTACGTAGACGGACTATACGTAATAAATCTAGCTAGTACAGCAACCTCCGTAGTTCGCGGAATAAAGACAATTAATACTATGATAGAATTTACTTTTAATAACCCGTCAACGCAGGGAACCTATGGGGCTTGGTCGTATATAGACCTAAGCGCCGCTGCAAACTCAAATAACATTAACATACAATTTTGGAAAATTAGCCACTCGGTCAACGGTATATTAACCAGATCGGGATCGCCGCAGTCTGACGGATCGAATATCAGATATATTTGGGCTAATTTTACTTCTACGAGCTGTTATTATAATTTGGGGCTTACTCTTGATAAAAATGCCACTTATTCAAATTTGCTTTTTACAGCGTCACGCGGGTCTCGTGTAACATTAAGTGGAAATACATCAACTTTTATTGCAACTGCCGAAAAAATTTGGTCTGAGGATACGTTAAATGGTGGCGTGACTTTCGGTACAAACTCTAACATAATTGTTAGAGATTGTGTTTTTAACGGCACGTCAAATATGCAAATAAATTTAGCGTCTGGTTTTACTAGAAGAATTCAAGATTGTTATATTTCTACCGTTGGTGGTGATAGTATTGTTTTAGGTCCAGCAACGGCCTCTGGTTCTTCTGGTTCATTTATTGCAAGTAGAAATATTATAACAATGGGACGCTTTGCCTATGGTCCGTCTGGAACTGGAACTTCTACAATAGAAACTAGATTTAATGATTTTGTGCCCAAAATGTATACTGCGTTTCGAGCTATTGATTATGAATCAGCAACTACTTTTTCTTCGGCAAAAAGTGACAATGATTATATTTCTGGAACTAACAACGCCACTCCATCAAATGTTGATACTACAGCAAACACCACCTCAACGGCGACACCGCCTCAATATCGTAATCTTACAAGCGCAAGAACAAACCCTAAAAACGTGAGGAACCGACCACTTGAGATAGACAATGTTGTTATTGGAACCATTACCTCATCATCCGCCACTATAACATTTGATTGTAAAAATGGGGCTGTAGTCGGTCATGGTTCTACAACTGTTAATGCCGATTCTGGGGCTGGCACTTCAATTTTAGATGTAGCAGACACAAATGGTTTTGAAGTGGGGGAGATCATTGAAATTGGTTTTGGTACAGCAAGGTTTGAAGAAGCACGAGTAGCATTTATTGGGGGATCAAGTTTAACCTTAGAAACAAATCTCGTCTATACCCATACAGCCGCTCAATCGGATACAGTTAAAAAACAGCTTCGTATAAAAGCCTTACCATTTATACGGTTCGGGACAGTTAGTGGAGTATACGATCATCAGTCTACATTACCAGACAAGAAGGATTGGGGACTTATTTGGACAGAAATAAAAGACACTTTTAATGGAATACAATACGCTTGGAAGCATTATGGACATTCTGTTACCTTATCAAACCTAAAACCCAGCACTACCTACTACTTTAAGTGCTACGCGTATAGTCCTATATCTGACTTATTAGAGGCTGTCTCAGAAGGTACGTTTACTACCACCTCTAGTACTAACTTTACTGATCCAGGAGAGGACAATGTTAGACTAGGGATTTCTTATCAATTCGATTCTGCTGTTCCAAATAAAACAGGTAATTTAAGAGTTCCTAGTGTAGATGATGTTAGGCTTGGGATAGACTTTGATAGTAACGACTATTTAACTGGCACTGTAAGGCTGCCAGATCCTAGTGACGTATTACTAGGAGTGGAGTACGACGCTAATGACTCCGTAACTGGTACACTAGACTTTCCTACAGCGGCTCAGATAGCTGGAGCAGTATGGGACGAGCCTGTAGCGTCCCATCAGACCTCAGGATCGTTTGGAAAGCTAGTATTTAAGATTTTAACTTTTATAAAAATACTACTAACTAAGTAATAAAAAAACAACTAGTTATAGACCCACCACAATTAAGTGGCGGTTAACTAAGTACCTACCTAAATAAGATGGTACAAAGGAGATAATTTATGTCAGAGAATATAGGAGCATCAGCTCCAGAAGCTGCTGAAAACATTGTAGAATCAGCTAATATAGAATCAAGTCAAGAATTGTCAGAAAGTACAGACAGTAATGTTGAGTCTGAAGATACTTCTATAGATGAGTCAAAAGAGGTTTCATCAGACCCTAATCAAATAGCTAAGGCCGATAAGGCTGCTAAGTCAGTTCAAGCTAAAGCCTCAACAGAAAATCCAGGTTACTATAAGATTAAAGTAGACGGAGAAGAGCTAGAATTATCTCAAGAAGAGATGATAAAGTACGCTCAATTAGGTAAAGCTGGTCAAAAAAGAATGGCTGAAGCTGCTAGAATTAAACAAGAAGCTTTTCAACTTATTGAATTACTTAGAACAGATCCAGAGAGAGTATTAGCAGATCCTGACATTTTAGGTAGCGAGAAAGCGGTGGTAGAGTTTGCTAAAAAGATATTATCTAGGGAATTAGAAGAAGAGCAAAAATCTCCAGAAGTAAGAGAAAAAGAAAGACTTCAGAGAGAGCTAGAAAGGGAAAGGGAGGAGCGTAGAAGAGAAAAGGAGGAGAGAGATAGGGCTGAGTATGAAAGACTAGTTCAAGAGCAAGAAATGAAGCTAGAAGAAGAGATTCAAGAGGCTTTCGAGGTTACTGGACTACCGAGATCTCCATACGTTCTTAAAAGGTTTACTGATGTTATGCTGTCTTTTGCCAAGTCTGATAAGGATATTACTCCTAAACAAGCTATGAACATAGTTAAGAAAGAGATGCATAAAGACATTCAAAACCTATTAAGCGTGAGTCCAGAGGATATATTAGAAAATCTAATAGGACAAGAGAATTTAAAGAGGGTTAGAAAGAGACAAGTAGCTAAAATTAAAAGCGAAACGTCTAAGCCATCCCTACCAGTACAGTCCTCATCTTCTGTAGATAAACAGAAACAGAATGGTAAGGAAAAGATGAGTATTAAGGATTGGTTACGAAAGTCCTAACAAATAATTTATAGAAAGCTGTAAACTTGAGGTTTTTGAGTTTACTAAATGGCTCCAGATACTCCAAAATCAGGAACTCTGGATACCAAATGTAAAATAATAGAATCTTCGGTATACTGTTTTAATAAAAATAACAATTAAATATTACTTTAGGAGGTAATAAAATATGCCAGTTAATGCACACAGTGGTGGCGTCGCAGGAAGTCTAAATGGCTTTTTTAAAGAAAAGTATAGTGACGCTGTCAAAGATTTAGTTCCAGATAATGTAATTTTGATGAAAGAGATTGACTTTATCGGTCAAGATAAGCTTTTAGGTAATCTCTTTCACGCCCCAGTAGTTCTTTCTCAAGAGCAGGGAATAAGCTACGGTGGTTCTGATGGATCAGCTTTTGCTTTAGAAGATAGCCAACCATCACAAGTAAAAGATGCAACCATTCAAGGTTATGAATATCTTTTACGTTCACAAATCAGCTACGCAGTAGCCTCAAGAGCTGCTAGCTCAGGAGCTGCTTTTGACCGTACGGTTAAGCACGTTGTAGCTAACATGATGAGGTCTCTTGCAAAACGTCTTGAGATCATTCACTTTTATGGTCAGAAACCCCTTGCTGTAGCTGCTGCTGGTTCTACAACCACCAGTATTGTAGTTTCTGCTGCGAACTGGGCTCCTGGAATTTGGGCTGGAGCAGAAAACGCTTCTATTGAAGTATTCGATAGCGGCGGTACTCTCAGAGGTTCTTCTAAGATCACATTCGTGAACATGGAAACCAGAACTCTTACAATCTCTCCAGCTATTACTGGATTGGTCGCTACAGACGAAGTTCACTTCAAAGGTGCTAGGACAGGTGCTTCTTCATACAATGAACATCCTGGTCTACATCAGATTATTTCTCAAGCTTCTGGTAACCTTTTCGGTATCTCTGTTACTGCTTATAGCTTGTGGAAAGGTAATCTCTATGATGCAGGCGGATCCGATCTTAGCTTTGGAAAGATTCAGGCTGCTATTGCTAGGGCTGTTGAAAGAGGTCTTGACGAAGACGTAATGTGTCTTGTTAACCCAAGAGCATGGTCTAAACTCATGACTGATCAAGCTGCTCTACGCATGTATGACAGCTCTTATCAATTAGCTGAAGCTAAAAACGGTGCTCAAGCTATTAAGTTCTATTCACAGAACGGAGTAGTTGAGATTCGTCCTTGCAACATGGTTAAAGAAAGCCATGCCTTTATCATTCCTCCAAAGGAACTTTCAAGAGTAGGATCAACAGATCTTACCTTTAATCTTCCTGGTGGAGAAGGTAATGACAGGTTCTTTAGAGAGCTTGAAAGCAATGCTGGATTTGAGCTACGTCTTTACACAGACCAAGCATTGTTTACAAACGCTCCTTCTAAGCTTGTTCTTATCTATAATATCGTTAACTCATAATAACTAGTTAACTATATATTAGTAATCAACCTAACCCTCGCTACTGAAAAGTAGCGGGGGTTTTTATTATAAAACAAATATTAGTATGATAGTGATAAAAGAACTAAATCCAAAAGGTTATAAATTAACTATAGAACAAGAAAAAAACCTAAAGATTCTATTAGATAAGCTAAATAAGGTTAGAAAGGCTTGGGGTAAGCCTATGATAATAACTTCTGGATTAAGGTCTAATGAAGATCAACAGAAATTAATAGCTTCTGGCAGATCTAATGCGATAAAGTCTAATCATTTATTGGGATTAGCTGCAGATATATCAGACCCTAAAAAAGAGCTACAGAAGTGGTGCTTAGCTAATGAGAAGCTTTTAGAAGAAATAGGTTTGTGGATGGAAGATTTTAAGGCTACTGAGACTTGGGTTCATTTTCAAGCTATACCACCAAAATCAGGTAAACGTTGGTTCATGCCTTAATGGAATATACTGATGGTATTGGCCTATATCCTATAGGTTATGCTATAATGTTTAATGGTAATTGGTGTGTTATTATGCTTGGGAACATTTACTCTATGAAAGATTATATAAAGCTTATAAAAGAGCAGGAATGGGATTAATAATTGATAACAACTCTTAATAGAGGGTAATGAATCCCTCGTTTTGACCCTTTATGGGAGATTTTTGATGACTGTAGCATTGACTATAGCTGGGGTTACTTATAACTACCCCGTACAAACAGACGAGCTTTGGGCCACTGATGCAACAGACTGGGCAGTAGCAGTTACTAATGAATTAAATGAGTTAATAGTAGACGGTGATATAGGTCCTAATACTTTAGTAATAGTTAATAATGACGGATTAACTCACGATGTAGATGGATTAGCTTTTAGTACGGCTAATATTAGGTCTGCGGTAGTAGAGTATTACGTTTATAGGTCTTATAACTCTGGTGCTTCAGAGGTCGCAGAGGCTGGACATTTATATTTACTATATAGAGATATAGCTAATTCGTGGACTATTACTCAAATAGGTAACTCAATAGGAGAGGCTCAGGTAAACTTTTCCATTACTGCTGGAGGTCAGGTGAGGTATACGGCCACACCTTTAGCAGCTACTCACGTAGGTCGTATAAAGTATAGAGCTAGGGTTTTACAAAAAACATAACTCTCTGGACAATGAAGGAGATATAAAGTGACTATAAAACCATTTATAATAAAAAAATCAGCGGTAATACTACCAGAAGCTAGTCCTACCTTAACTAACCAAGGGGAATTAGCCTATAATAGTACAGCCGATGTATTAAATATAAGAAACTCAGCTGTAACTGATATAGTATTACAGGTAGCTAAAGCCCAAGCAGTATCTAATAAGTCTCTTGATAATACTAATACTATAACCGTATTAGATAATAATTTTACGATACAAGATAATTCTGATAATACTAAACAATTAAGATTTGAAGCATCTGCAATAAGTACTGGTACTACTAGGACTTTAACAGTACCTAATGCTAATACTACTATAGTAGGTACTGATACAGCTCAAAATATAACCAATAAGACTTTATTACAAGTAGATAACTTAGAATTAGACGGTAATACTATAGCTAGTACTAATACTAACGGTAATATAAATTTAGACCCCAATGGTACTGGTTTAGTAGTGTCAGACGCTAGGATAGTAGTACCTACTGGTTCTAGTGGTGGTATAGACGTACCAGCAGCTGGTAGTTTATCTATAGGAGCTACTGTAGGAGCTAATAATATAACTTTAGGAGCTTCTAACTCTACTGTAGTAATACCTGGTAATTTAACAGTCCAAGGAGATACTACTACTTTAAACGTAGCTACGCTAGATGTAGAAGATAATAATATAACCTTAAATAAAGGTGGTACAAATGCTACTGCAGCAGACGCTGGGTTATCAGTAGAAGGTACTGGAGGATCTACTCTAGCTAGAGTATTATATGACTCTGCTCTAGCTAGTAGGTTTAAATTAGGTCCTAATGGTAGTGAGTCTCAAGTTATAACTAGCTCAGCTACTCAGTCCATGTCTAATAAAACCTTTTCTGATGCTGTTACTTTAGCTGAAATATCTACTCCTACGACTCCTTCTTCTGGGTTTGGTCGAATATATTTTAAATCAGACGGATTCCTTTATCAGTTAAATGATGACGGCTCTGAAAGTAAAGTGGGGGCTGGTAGTGGTGGTATTAATTATATTAGCAATCCCGACGCTGACAGCAATTTAACTGGTTGGAATACTTATAAAGATGCTGCAAGCGAGGTACCTGTAGACGGAACAGGCGGAACTGCGGCCATTACATTAACTCGTAACACAACTACTCCGCTTCGTAAAACTGCTGACTTTTTATTTTCAAAAGGAACTAGTAACTTACGAGGAGAGGGTGTTAGTACAGATTTCACTATTGACTTAGCCGATAGAGCTAAGGTGATAAGGGTATCGTTTGATTATAAGACAAGCACAAATTATCAAGATGGATTTGTCAGGGTTTATGTTTACGATGTAACCAATGCTTCAGTAATTGAGCTATCGCAAAGAGACTTGATGGCGTCTGATTTTGGAACGTATATTGGAGAGTTTCAATCTAATTCCAACTCGTCTTCGTACCGACTAATATTCCATGTGGCCACAAACACAACGACAAGCTGGACAATTAATTATGACAACGTAATAGTGGGGCCAAGAGAGATTGCAAGGGGAAGTGTTGTTGAGGATGAAAAATTTTTAGGAACAATTACCTTTACAGGAACAGGCACCAATCCAACTAAGGGTACAACGTCTGTAGATACAATTTCTGTTAGAAAAGTAGGTGAGTATGCTTATTTTCGAGTTAATTATAGACATACTACGGCAGGCACTGCTGGAAGTGGAAGTTATTTAATAAATTTGCCATCTGGATATACAATCAACACGGATAAAGTGCAATTGGGCGGAACCACAGATTTTTTCGGATCACAGCTAGGTACTGGTTTTATTGGTGACTTACTTTCTGACGAAGTTGTTGTTGTGATTGCACCCGTAAGCTCTACTACTGTAAAACTAATGATGGAAACTCCAGGAACTGTGTGGAATAGTGGGTCTGGCATAAACTTTGCCGATACCAATTTGTTTGTTAAAGCCGAGTTTGCTGTCCCCATCCAAGGTTGGTCATCTAACTCAGTAATAAGCAGTGATTTTGGTGGGCGGGTGATTGCGGCTAGGTATTATAAAACATCAGGAAGCGGTAGTGTTCCATCTGGCGACACGGTTCTTGATTTTAATTTAAGTGATTATGATACTGTTGCTGCCGTTACGACTGGAGCCTCCTGGAAATACACGGCTCGCGAATCTGGTTATTATAAAATTTCAGCTCGCTATCCAGCTTCAAGCTCTGGTAGTGGTACTTTAATTATTCGCTTGCGAAAAAATGGAACTGTGTTTTCTACAGGAACGTATCCAGTTTCGGCGGCGACGTCAAACGTGGTAGTTTCAGTTGACAGTGAAATTTATTTAAATGCAGGTGATTATATTGATGCCGTCTCTGCGTCTGTTGGAACGTGGACGTTTGGGTCTGGCAGCTCGTCTGATTATCAAATTGTTATTCACAAAATCCAATCCCCTCAGACGTTAATGGGCGGGGAGTTGGTGGCGGCTAGGTATACTTCGGCGGCAGGAAATAGTTTGCCTAACGCCTCCGGTAGATTTTTAGATTTTCCAACTAAACAATATGACACACATAATGCTGTAGTTGGGGCTGGAGGTGGAAATCAGGCTATATATACGAATACGTGGAGATATATTGTTCCTGTTTCTGGATATTATCGCGTAGAAGCTTTATTAACCGTTGGTGTTGGATTTTCAACTGCTTATTCTGTGTTTCCAGTAATATATGTAAATGGAATCGAGTTTGCTAGGGGGGTTAGGGCGTGCGCCACAACTGCTGCGGGGCAAGAAACTATTGGGGTGCTTGTAAGTTCCGGTCTTTATGCAAATGTTGGTGATGTAATTAGCGTTTTAGGATACCAGGCCAGTGGGGCTTCTAAAAATATGGAACCTCTTGAGGCCTCAAATTATGTTTCTATTATGAAGGTAAATTAATATGAAAAGAGTAATAATATATAGAACAAACGGAGCTGAATCTGGTGGTACTTTTACAAACGAAGAAGTTGCGGGTCAATGGATTATGCAAGGCACGTCAAACAATTGGTGGGGCTTACCAGAGCGTATAGTTGTGGTGGGTTCTGAGCCGTATACCCCAGAAGATGTATTAGAAGAAATTCCCGCAGTGATGAATGGTGACGAGCAAATAGAGCCGCCTAGGGTGAGGCTGCGCGCTCAATACACTATAGAAATTGAAGACCTTGGCAATCAATTGGTGATGGGGCAATTACGAGAAAAGAGAAATGATCTTTTGGCTAAATGCGACTGGACACAGTTACCAGACTCACCACTCTCTCAAGAGCAAAAACAGGCTTATGTTGTTTATAGGCAGGCGTTACGAGATTTACCTGCACAGTTTCAAAATATAAATGATATAAGTGAAGTTGTATGGCCAGAGGAGCCTTAATTAGATGACTGCATTAGAGGCTTTAAAAGATTTTGAGAATAATTACCTCATGCCTTGGGGAGGGGCTTGTTTATCTCCTAATGAGAATAATGATAATGCCTTATTATTTTTAAGCTTTTTTTATGCCTTAAAATACTCCGCAGGTTTAGTGGAATTAGATAAAGATAAAGAACACTTTAGGCTGGCAGTAGAGGCTGTTACTTTACGCAGAGGCCTACAAGAGAGGTACCCAAATTCTCATTTAATTAATAGCCACGATAATCATAATGGTACTGCAGTTGGTTATATTTTACTGGGAATAGAAGATTTACCTAGAGAGTGGTTAGAATACGGGAAACGGAAATGTTATATATTTGATGACCATAATCCTGACTCTAGTTTTATAGAGTCAATAATTAGGTTTTGGAAGAAACGAGACTTTGAGCCATTACAACAGCCTTCAACAGTATTTTTAATGCAAGTAGCTGCTGGACAAGTAGGATGGTTTACTACCCTTTACTACACAGCGTCTTTACTAGTGAATGGTTGGCATTTTATGACTTGGTCTCAGATATATGCTTTAAAACAAAGCAAGAATTTAAAAGGGTGGAAACGTAGATTAGTCCTATGGGCTGGTAAAAGATTTCTTAAGAAGCAAATGGCCGGTAGGAAGATAAAAGAGATGATAATGGATTATTTTCAACACCCGAATAATCCGTATATAAATATGGCTGCGTACAGTAAAGAGCCTTTTTGTTATTAAGGTTTATAGGTAGTTTGTATAATGAAATATAGTAAAGAAGCTAGAGAGTTTATAGAGAAAAAGATGAGAAAAATGAAAGGTGAGAATAGAAGTCATGTCCAGAAAATAGCTATAGCTTTATCAGAAGCTAGGGACGAGGGGTATGACATTCCATCTAAAAAAGATAGATTTAAAAAACTTAAAAAATTACTTATAAATAAGTAAGGAGTATAAATGAGCTGGACAGACTTAGACCATCAACAGGTCATTAAAACAGTTTATGACGGAATTAGTGATTCTCTAAAAGTAAACGTAGTAGCAGGTGCAGGAGCAGCCTTAGACACTGTAGATCTTATGGACACTCCTGTACTAGATGGCACTTTAGTACCAGCTAGCTCATCTTCACCTCTACAAGTAGTAGCTAGTTTAGCAGAACAAGTACGTAAGATACAGTGCTTAGATACTACTGGGTATTTTATAGGAGTATATGAAGGTCCTCCAGCATTAGAGGTATTAAAGTTTATTATAGGTCCTGGTAGTGATCAAATTATAGAAGTTAATATACCACAAGGTACTAGAATAAGTGTTAGAAATATGGAAAACGTAGTGCCTACCTCAGGTAGCTTAGTACTAAACTTCTTAGGCTAATAGGAGTATTAGATGCCAGCAGTTATTTTTCAGGGTGCGATAGTAAAGTCACTAAAAGCTAAATTAAAGCTTTTAGAAAGTGCTTCTATACAGGCTGGCAATTTAGACCCTAGCGTAACCAGCGTAGCTGGAGATAAGGGTGACGTTTACATTAGCACTACTACTGGTAAGATTTATATAAAACAAGACAGTGGCACTAATACTAATTGGGTATTAGCTGGTAGATTAGTAGGACTAACACATAAAGCTATACCTTTTGCTGATTCTAATGGTAACTTAACTGAGGATGTATTAAACTTAGCCTTTAATGATACTACTAATACTTTAGAGGTAGAGAACATAACAGCTCAGGGTGAAATATTAGCAGAAGGTGGTATAGACGTAAGTCCATCTGCTACTTTATCTCTAGGGGTTAATAATGCTGCTATTATTAATATAGGTCACCCAACAGCTACAGTAAATATAATAGGTAGTGTTAATAATCAGAACGTAACTAATTTAAACGTAACTGATTCATTAATAACTTTAAATGATGGTGGAGGAGCAGGTAGTGGTGCTGGTTCTGGTATTGAGGTTGAAGAGGCTTCTACTCCTACAGGACACGTTAAAGTATCAAGTGATAGAAACTCGTGGAAGCTAAAAGCACCTAATACAGCAGGAGAGGCTACTATAGTACCAGGTGCTAGTGGTATAACACTAGATCAATCATCTCATGACCCTTTAACCCTAGCTGCAGTAGGCTCTTCTCCGAATTCTAGCGGAGCTAGTTTAAGCACTCAAGTATTAACTCTACAGCCAGCAGACGGTTCTAATCCTGGGGTATTAACCTCAGGCGCTCAAACTATAGGTGGAGCTAAAACCTTTAATGTAGCCCCTACAATATCAGTATTTACTGTACCAGGAGTTATACATAATAATGGATCTGGTAACCTATCTAGTTCTCTTATAGTAGACGCTGACGTATCTACTGGAGCAGCTATAGCAGTAGCTAAACTAGCGGCTTTAACAGCCTCTAGAGCCTTACAATCTAGTACTAGTGGAGTAATAGAACCTAGTTCAGTAACTAGTACTGAATTAGGTCATTTAAGCGGTGTAACTAGTGCTATTCAAACACAATTAAACGGTAAAGCTAACTTAGCTTTATCAAATTTAGCCAGTGTAGCTATAAACACTAGTTTATTACCAGGTACTGATAACTCAATAGATTTAGGTATAGCTGGAGGTACTCCTAAACAGTGGAAGGACTTATACCTTAGCGGTTCTATTTTCTTCGATGGCTCGCCTATGCTAAGTAACATAGGTAATGGTATATTTTTAGGAAATACAAACAATACTACCAACGTATCTAACTCTAATATAGTAATAGGCCATGAAGCAGGAGAATTAATTAGTTCCGGAGTTAATAATACTATAATAGGTTATAGAGCAGGTAAATCAGCCACCACTGCAAATGGTAACACTTTAATAGGTAAAGACGCAGGTACAGATTTAACAGCAGGTCATAACACTATTATAGGCTTACAAGCAGGGTTAACTATAAATACTGGTCATAGTAACGTAATTATAGGCTCCACAGCAGGTACTGGTTCTACTACAACAACTAGTGAATCTGTACTTATAGGCAGAGGAGCAAATAGTGGTAACTTTGATAAAGTTATAGTAATAGGAAGAGGCGCTACTGCTACCGCTAATAATCAATTAATACTAGGATCTCAAGACGCTCCTATATATAACGCTTATTTTGGAACTGGGGTGGCAGACCCAAGTCCTGTCGCAGTTCAAATAAACTCTACTGGAGGATTCGGACCAGATGTAAATGGAGCTAATTTAGACCTAGCAGGAGGCAGAGGTACAGGTTCTGGAACAGGGGGAGCTATAAATCTAAGAGTAGCTCCTGCAGGTTCTCCTGGCTCTAGTCTAAATACTCTAGTTACTGTAGCTTCTATTTCACAGGATAGATTATTTAATTTACACGGCTCTACTTCTGGTAAGGCTTCATTAAGAGCCGCTGCAACTACTACTGACTATACCTTAACATTACCTAGTACCCAAGGAGCTGCCAATACTCTACAACGTAACGATGGATCAGGTAATCTTAGTAATGTGACAGTTACTGGGTCTAGTGGTATATCAGTAGTACATACTTCAGGTAATATAAATATAAGTAATGTAGTGGCTCCTAGTAGTGGTGATATAGCTGAAACTAGCTTTTCAGCAGCTAATAACCAAACATCTCCAGCCGATGTGACTGGGTTTAGTTTTGCTAGTAGTGTTAGGTCTTTTAAGGCCTTAGTAAGCGTAACTAGGATAGCTTCTACTAATCTATATGAAGTATTTAATATATTAGGTATTCAAAGAGACTCTGATTGGATTATAATAGTAACTGGCGGAGGAGATTCTAGTGGTATTACGTTTAGTATAACTACTGCTGGTCAAATACAATATACCAGTAGTAACTTATCAGGCCACGTTAGTAGTACTATAAAGTTTAGGGCTCAGGTAACTGGAGTATAAATATGATAGATAAGGTATCTGAGTTTTATAATAAAGTTAGGTTATTAAATTTACCTTGGGTAGTAGATCCTAAAACTAAAGAACCCTCGGTTAGTTTAACTTTAATGATAGTTAGTTTTGTATTAGCGTTAGCAGCCTGGGCTTTAATACTAGCTAAGAAGATTGAAGCCCCTAGCATTATTATGGAGTTATTTTATAGTACCGCTTGCTTATATTTTGGTAGAAAGATTAGTCCTAGAAAGGACATAAATAGTAAGTAATACGTTATAGAAGGATATAAAGGCTTTATGGCACGATTAACATTTCATATAGTACCTAAGTCCCCAGAAGACCTAAACGCTAAACCTGAGGGCAATATAGAGGTCAGAGAGGTCATTAAAGAGGTACCTGTAGAGGTTATAAAAGAGGTTGAGAAACTAGTTTACGTAGATCGTCCTATAGAGGTTATAAAAGAGGTTATTAAGGAAATCCCTGTAGAAGTTATTAAAGAGGTACCTGTGGAAGTTATAAAAGAAATACCTGTAGAAGTAGAAAAAGTGGTATATAAAGAAGGAGCAGATATAGTAAAAATTGTTAGGGAGTCTTATATACCTGTATACATTAAGGTTTTAATAGCATTAGAAACTATCGCCATATTGGTATTAATGGCGGTTAAATAAAAACAACTAATTACGAGGAGATAATAATATATGGATATGAAACCAGCAAAAAAGGCTAAATTAGACGTTTTGGAAGCCTTAAAGTCTCTGGCTATGGACATGATTCAACAAGAATCAGAACGGTCAGACGAGCCACAAAAAATGCAAAAAATAGTAGTGGCTGCTAAAGATAAAGAAGGGCTTAAAAAGGGTCTCGATAAGGCCGAAGAGATTTTAGATTCTATGCCAGCTATGAAAAAGGAATACAGTGAAGAAGAGTGCTTAGATGAAGAGTTATATAATAAAGAATTAGATAGTGAAGATAAATTAAATAAAAATGAGGCTGAAGAAGATGATGAGTCTCCTGAAGAGATAGAAGCTAAAATAGCTGAGCTAAAAAAGAAATTAGAAGCTAAGAAGAATAGGTACTAACGTAAGCCTCTCTTAGTTAATTGGAGGTAACGTGGCGAATAAAGGCTACTACGATAGTACAGAACTATTAGCTAGTATTAAGAAACGAGCTTCTATACCCGTTTCTCAGCAGACCTTTTTAGATGAAGATCTTTTAATGTTTGCTGATGAAGAGATATCTCTAAAAATAGTACCAGCTATTTTGTCTGTTAAAGAAGAGTTTTACGTAGTAACAGAAGAAATACCATTACAAGCTAATAAACTAAATTATCCTATACCTTATAGAGCTATAGGATCTAAAGTTAGACAATTGTATTTAAAATCTGGTGATAACTTATCTCCTCTAGCCCAAATACAGATGGATCATTTGTCAGATAGCAGTAAGACAAATTTATCTTCAAATTACCCAGGTTTTTATATACAAAATGGCGATATTATGTTCCCTACTGGAACTACATTAGATACCTCATCTAGCTTAGAAGTTAGGTACTACTTTAGACCTAATAAGTTAGTTAAATTGAATAGGGGCGCTAAAATACAATCTATAAACTTTACTACTGGAGTAATAACGATTAATGGTACAGTACCATCGAATATTACCGCTGGATCACAAGTAGATTTAATCCAAGCCAATCCTAATCATAAGACTTATAACTTCGATATAACTGTTCAAAGTGTAACCTCAAATACTATAACTGTGGCTGCTTCTGAACTACCTAGTGATTTAGTACCAGGAGATTATGTATGTACTTCTGGAGAGACAGTTATACCACAAATACCATCTGATTTACACGTTATGTTAGCTCAAGCTGTAGCCACTAGAGTCTTAGAAGCTTTAGGAGATACTCAAGGATTAGCTAATGCTACAGCTAAATTGAATGAAATGGAAAGGAATTTATTAACTGTTATAGATAGTAGAGTAGAATCCCCGTCCAGAAAAGTAGTAAACGTTAACAGCTTCTTAAGGAGGCGCTGGTACAGATAATAAGGAGTCTAAGTGGCTGAAACTATATTTCTAAAAGCCGCAGGGCTTTATACTAGTGTAAACTCTCTGGCTTCTGCTCCAGCAGGCTCTATGTCTATTGCTAAAAATATAGTAATAGATAGTAACGATGTAATATCTTCTCGAAGAGGTTTTAAAGTATACGGAGACGATTTAGGAACCTCTTCTGATAGAACTAAACAATTAATGGTTTATAGAGACACTATATTAGTTCATTATAGCGACGTTTTACAAAGAGATAATAATTCTAATCCAGGTAACTTTATACAATATAAAGAGCAGAAATGGATATACGCTTCTAGCTTAACTAGATCTGGTAGCACCGCTACTTTTACCTCACAAAGACCTCACGGACTAGTTAGTGGTGATATAGTAATTATATCAGGAGCTAACGGTAGTGAATACAACGGAGCTTTCCAAGTAGTAGTTACTGGTATTAACACCTTTACATATACTGTGACAGGTACTCCTATAACTCCAGATACAGGAGATGCAGTTTTAGAATGTTCAACTATTCATGTTAATCAAATAGATGCTAATAATAAAATAAGAGGTTTAGAGTCATTTAATAGTAATTTTTATTTTACTGGATCAAAAGGCGTTAAAAAACTAGATTCAGTCGATGGCTTTGTGGTGCCTGCTGGCGGTATAAAGGCATTGGATTTAGATTTAGAAACAGTGCCAGTATCTCAGACTGCTCCTATGATGCCTCAAAATAGTCAAGTAGCTTATAGGGTATTGTGGGGATACACTGATGCTAATAAAAATATAATCAAAGGCTCCCCTAGTCAAAGGGCTGTTATATCACTATCAATTCAAGAACTTTTAATACCTCAAATTAATAGTCTAAGATCTAAACTAGATACTGCAGCAGGAGCAGACTCAACAGACGATCTAAGTGATACTAACTATGTATCTAGTATATCAGCACTACCTCTATCAGCTACAGCATTACAGATTAATTCTAAACTAAAAGAAATAGCTTCCAAGATAGAGTTAGACTTAGATTACACTTTTACTGCTAACGGAGGCAGTGGCACTATAACAGCTAATACTGCTGCTAATCCTACTGTAGTAACGTCTACTGGTCACGGATTAACTACAGGTGACACTATACGTATAACTGGATCTAATAGTACTCCTCCTATAAATGGTAAGCACGTAATAACCAGACTAACTGCGAATACTTTTAGCGTACCAGTAGCAGTTACGACCGCGGGTACTGCGGGGTCTTGGGTAAGTGAAGGTTCAGCTAGATACGGTCGTAGTGGTAATATAACCAATAATACAGTTGCAAGTCCTACGGTTATAACTTCCGTAGGTCATAGCCTTACAACTGGAGATATAGTGGTTATAACTGGATCCAACAGTACTCCTAGTATTAATGGCGAATATGTAGTAACTAGGACTGGAGTAGATACGTTTACAATACCAGTAGCAGTTACTAGTGCTGGATCTACTGGTACTTGGACTAGTGGTTTAGCTAGAAAGTATCCTAATCCAATTAATAATAATCCTAGCGATTATTTAAATCAACAGAACTTTTTTGATGATATTATAAGTACCTTAATAAGTGAGCCTGTTGGTAAGATATCAGCATCTGCATTAACAGCAGGGGATTTTGAAGAATCTGAAAAGGGTAAAGACGTAGAATTAACGTTTACCGTACCTCAAGGCATTACTACTAACTATTTTTATCAAGTATATAGAACTAATGCATCAGTCAATGTTGACGTAGATCCTGGTGATGATATGAAACTAGTTATTGAGAAGAACCCTACGACTGCTGAACTTAAGGCAGGGCTTATAACAGTAGTAGATAGTACTCCTGATTCTTTTAAAGGAGAAGACTTATATACTAGTCCAAGACAGGAGGGTATAGCTCAGTCTAACGACCCTCCACCTTTTGCAAAGGATATAGCTGTATTTAAGAATATGGCTTTTTATGCTAATACCAAAACCGTTCAAAGGTTATTTTTAACTATCGTAGGTATTGATAACTTAACGGGTAAGAAGATTAGAATAGGTAATATTACTTACACATTCTCTAGTACTGAGAATATATCTCTAGCACAAATACAAGTATTTACTACAGGATTACCATCACAAAACGTAGATGATACAGCTAGGAGCATGGTTAGAGTTATAAATAGACACGCTAACAATACTAATATTTATGCTAGATATATATCTGGGACGACAGATGCTCCTGGTAAAATAGTGTTAGAGTCTAGGGATCTTAATGACCCAGCCTTTAAGGTGCTGTGTAATGACTTTACAGTGGGGTCTACTAATTTTAACCCTAATATAGCTCCACAAAATAATCCAATAACTAGCATATCCGTAAGCGGAACTACTACTGTTACAACTACTAATCCACATGGACTAGTTACTGGAGATAAGATATTTATAGTAGGATCTAATAGTACTCCTACAATAGATGGTACTAGAGTAGTAACAGTAACTGGTACTAACACTTTTACAGTACCAGTTAGCGTCACAGTAGCTGGTACTGAAGGAGCTTGGAAAAAGGAATCTGAAGTAGAAACGTCAGATAATGAATCAGTTAAAAATAGAGTTTATTACTCAAAACTAGGCTTACATGAAGCAGTACCAGAAATTAACTTTTTTAATGTAGGGAGCGGAGAGAAAGAGATACAAAGAATAGTACCTCTTAGAGATAGTTTATTTGTATTAAAGACAGATGGAGTGTTTAGGATATCAGGAGAATCGCCTCAATCATTATCTCTCGTACCTTTTGATAATTCAACAGCTATTGTTGCTCCAGATACGGCTGTAGTAGGTAATAATCAAGTATTTTGTTTTACCAATCAAGGAGTGACTACTATATCAGATACTGGAGTAAGTGTTATATCAGAACCATTAAAGGACGATATATTAAATATAACTAAGTTTCCCAATATTCAAAGTACTTCTTTTGCTGTGTTTTATGACACTGATAGAAAATATTTATTATGGTTACCAGAAAGTCCAAATGATATATCGGCTCCAAAGGCTTATTGTTATAATACCACAACTAACAGTTGGACTAATTGGAATATATCAAAAACTGCTGGAGTGGTATCTACAGGTAATGATAGGCTATATTTAGGAGCCGCAGATATTAATAATATTGAAATAGAGCGTAAAGACTTTAAGCGTTCAGATTTCTCTGACAGAGAATTCGACTTAACTGTTATTCAATACTTATCCTCAGAAAAGACAGTAAGGTTAAATTCAATATCAAATGCTAGTATAGGAGACGTACTAGTCCAGAATCAGACACATACTAATAATTACGGTAGTTATACTATTACAGTAGAAGCTAAAATAACAGCTATAAATTTATTAGCTTCTGAAGTGACAGTGGAGACTATATATGATTTTGAGTTAGGTAGTATTAAGTTATATAAAGCTATAGATATTCAAGTAAAATGGCTACCAGAGACAGCAGGTAGTCCTGGAGTATTAAAGCATTTTAGGGAAGCTATACTTAGGTTTAATGACTCTAGGATTACCACTCCTAAATTAGCATTTAGTTCAGATTTACAGCCAGGAGTAGAAGAGATACCTTTAATTGGCCCTGGTTTAGGTTTATGGGGTTCTTTTCCTTGGGGTAGTTTACCTTGGGGCGGAGAACAAACACAGAGAGGCATAAGAACCTACATACCTACTGGTAAACAACGGTGCAGCTTATTAAATTGTGAGTTTAGACATAAAGTAGCTAGAGAAAACTGGAAACTAGAGGCTTTAAGTTTAATATTAGAGTCTTTATCCCATAGGATTAATAGATAATGAAAATAGCAGCCATAAAACGTATTATACGGGAAGATTTTCCTAGAGAATATCAAGGGTTGATGGATAAGTTATTATATCCCCTTAATCAATTTATGGAGTCAGTAGGCCTGGCTTTATCTAATAACCTAACAATTAGGGATAATATGGCTGCTCAAGAGATTACTATAGAAGTTTCATCATTACCAACAGTATCTGACCCCATATCATTTAAAAGTACATTAAATGGACCTTGTAGGGGTATTATATGTATAAATGTAGATAATCAGACAGATAATACTGTTTTATCTGGTGCTCCTTTTTTAACTTTTGAGAACTCAGGATCACAAGTACGTATAACCAATATAACTGGATTAACTAATGGAAAGCGTTATTTATTAACTTTATATTGCTTTAGTTAGATAAACAACTTTATATAGAGGTGTATAGGACATGTCAATTTTTTTAAACCGCGATAAAGATGAGGGAGAAGCTAATAAAAATCAAGCAGTTGGACAACAACAACCTATTCCAGCTTCTGCTCCTTCTCCTGGTTTAATTGGAGGCGGAGTTAGTCCGTCACAAAGAACTCAGTCCAGATCTGGTAGATTTACTAATATACAACAATATATGGCTGCTAATAGAGCACAGAACGTAGCTGGTAAAGTAGCAGGTCAAGTAGGATCACAAGTAGAGGAAACTCAACAGAAATTAGAAGGAGCTAAAGCAGGTTTTAGACAACAAGTAGGAGCAGCTACTCAAGCTATGGAAGCCAATAGACAAGCTCTACAAAACTTAGCAGATAAGGCTGATGAGGATATAATTAGTAGTGTTAGAAGTGGACTAGAAACTGAATATAGAGGTCCTAGCCAGTTAGCTGGAGAGCAAGAATTAGCAGCTCAATCTCAAGCAGTAAGTGGATTAGCTGGCATGAGTCAAACTGCTGGAGGTAGAGAACAATTATTAAGGCAGCTATTCGGTAGGCCTACTTATACCGCAGGACAAGCTGCTTTGGACTCATTATTATTAGGTACTGGAGGTAAGCAATTAGCCGACGTTAGAGCTAGGGCTAGGGCTGTAGGAAGAGAGGCTCAGGAAGCAGGCTTGGGAGCTGCTATAGAAGCTCAAATACAGTCAGACGTGGCTAAGGGTATCAGAGAACAAGCTTTTAAGACCGGCGAAGAACAAGTAGGTATTGCTAAGAGTACATTAGAGAAGGCTCAAAAAGACTTCTTAGATAAAGAAAAAGCTAAAGAAGAGGCATATAAAAGAGTCTTAAGTGGAACAGGTTCTTCTGAAGATATAGATACAATAAGAGGATTATTGAGTAATGAAGCATTACAAGCATTAGGATTAACTCCTGTTGGAGGTATGGCTGCTCCTAGAATGATTGCTTTAGATGACAATAAGAATTTAGCTTTCAGAGATCCTAGGACACTTGATTTTAGCAAAGCGCTGCAAGAATTAGATAGATTAGGATTGGGTTTTAAAACGGGTACAGCTGAACTAGGTGCTTTTGATCCTAAAAAAGCTGCTTTATTTAATCAATTAAATAAATTACTAGGTAAAGCTGATACAATTCAGCCTATTGAAGGAGGAGTTAAGGGTGGTGGATTCGACGAAGGAGCAACTGCTGCATTGAAGGACTATAGAGGTCGATATGAATCAGACATGAGGAGAGTGGTAGAAGAATATAGTCCAGAGGAACAGGCACGATCGGCTGAATTAGAGAAATACAGAAAACAAGCTAAGATACTTAAAGAACAAATGCCAGATTATGATAAAATTAAGGAATATAGAGATAAATTAGTAAAAACTAAAGATGAAAGGGAACGAGGTCGTTTAAGAGATTTAATTACTAGAGAATATAGCAAAGTTGATGGCTCAATGAAAGACCATATGCGAGTAGGACAACTTGAGCATCTTAATCAAAAAATAGCAGATATGGAAAAAGGATTTAAGGAATTCTCGGATCGTAAAAAGACAGCTCTATCTCAAGTTAGAGCTAGGTATGGAGCAAAATAAAAATGGCAAAATATGAATGGGGTTCAGGCTTAAGTGGAGCATCTAGCGGGGCCGCTATAGGCTCAGCTATACTTCCAGGACTAGGGACTGCTATAGGTGCTGGCCTTGGAGCGTTGTTTGGATTTCGTAGAAAGTCTGGTCAAGAAAAGGCCATGGAAGAACTAGTCCAGGCTATAGAACAAAGAAAAGTTTTAACTCCAGAAGAAAGACGTATACAATTAGAAATAATTAAAGAAATAGGTGCGTATACTCCAGAACTGGAACAAGCTTTAGAGCTACAAGAGCAGACAGAGCTAGCTAAAATATCAACTGATCCTAGATTAAGACAAGCTCAATTAGAGGCTTTGTCTAGATTAGAAAGAGCCTCAATAGAAGGTCTTACCCCAGAGGATTTAGCTGTACAAAGGGAAATACAACGCAGAGCTGCTACTGAGGCTAAGGGACGTAGGGAGGCTGTATTGTCAAGAGCAGCAGAGCGTGGTATGTTAGGTTCTGGGGCTCAGTTATCAGCAGAATTACAAGCTGAACAAGCTGCTGCAGAACAAGCTGCTGCTGAAGGTTCTAACTTAGCTGCTCAAATACATAGAAGAGCTTTAGATGCTGCTTTATCGTCAGGTCAGTTAGCTGGTGGTATGGAGGAAAAAGAACATGGACGCAAGGCCGAAGCTGCAAGAGCCTTAGATGCTATAAGGAGATTTAATATAGAATCTCAACAAGGTGTACAACAAAGAAATATATTTTCTAAGAACCTAGCCCAGTTAAAAAATCTACAGTATAAAAGAGATTTAGCTGAGAAGCAAGCAGAAGCTAGAAACTTACAAAAGATGTTAGACAGACAGGACTTAATAGATTATACTACGGAAACTAATATGAAAAGAGAGGCTATACCAGGTGCTAAATTAGGTAGGGCTGACGCTGCTAGTGCTGCTCAACGCCGATATGGAGAGAATATACGTACTATAGCCGAAGGAGCTATACCAGCAATAGAAGGTATAAAGAAACTATTTAAAAAGGATCAAGGTGTCGAAGGAGCTATACCAGAAATAAAAGGCATAAAGTATATAGTTTAAGAGGACTAAGATGTCGAATATAAGTAAAAATAAAGATAAAGAGTTAGTTGATGCATTATCACGATTTATAGCAGCTAATACTAACCCTACTATTTCTAGTCCTACCCCAAAAGAAATGACTTTAGATGATCCTAATAATATAAAAAATAAAGTTGAAAGCGATTTAGATAAGATTAAAGAAAAAGAAATAATATCAGATTCATTAGAACAAAAAATTCCAGTAATATCCTCAGAACCTAGTAGAATACCAATACTAAGAGATTTTTCTGAGGCCTACGGTAAAGGATTGTCTAGTGAAGACATGCTACAAGCCTTAAAAGAAGCTAGAGAAAAAGAAGATCGTTATAATATGATGGAAGGATTGATAAACGTTGGATCTGGCATAGCAGGGATGGCTGGAGATACGGTTATACCAAAATCTAGCTCAGGAGTTTTCGATAAATTACGAAAAAGGGCAATGGCTCCTGTAGAAGATATTGAGAAAGTACGTAAGGCTAAAGAAGCAGAGATACATACTACTAAAGAACAAATAGGTTTAACTGGTCTATTAGAAGACGAGTCTGCCATGATGGATAAAGACTCTGTAGTATCTCAAGTATATAGAGACACTGCTTCTAAATTAGGTTTAGATATACCAAAAACAGCTACAGCTAAGTCCTTAGAAAAAGTTCTACCTATGCTTAAGTCAATAGTGGCAATGACGCTTCAAAAGTTCCAACAAGGAAAGATTTTAGAGAATGGTAATTTATCAGTATTTGATCCTTCTAAGGGAAGATATATAGACACTGGAATTAAAGCCGCTAAAGATTTATTCCAAGTTAGAGACCCTTTAACTGGAGAGACTTACTTAAAGAATAGGAGAACAGGAGATACTACAGAAACAGTAGGGTCTCCTAAGAAGATGACTGATAAACCAGTAGAACCAGAACAACCTAATATGACTTGGGAAAATCTTAATAAAGAACAAAGAAAGTCTGTAGATGAGCTTAGTAAGGAATATAGAAAAGAATCTCAAGATATAATTGATTTTGAATCGACTATTAAGGGATTAGATAGGTTTGTAAAGGAAAACATAGACGGTACAGTCGGGTCTATTAAGAGACAATTAGCTAGAACCGTAGGTCAAGAAAAAGGTGTTATGACTGATAAAGACGTAGCTGCGTTCGGTGGTACAGATAAGATTGTATCTGCTATTGCTCAGTATGCCCACGCAAAAGTTAAAGGCGGTATGACAGATACCATACGAGATAATTTCTCAAAAATTATTAAAGTAGCTAATAAGAATATAGCAGATAAGCGTAGGACTATAGAAGAAAGGTATTATGCACCACTAAGACAAAAACTACCACAAGCTAATGAAACAGCTATTAAACAATTTATTTTAGGTAAAGTATTACCTACTAGTAATAAAATAAAAGATAAAACAGCGTCTACTTTAGCTAAAGAAGATAGAGTATTAGTTGAGAAGGATGGAGTAAGAGGCACTATACCTAAAGCCAATTTGGAAAAAGCTTTAGAAAAAGGATATAAATTAGTAAGATAATATGTCAAAACTAGATAATCAAATAGAAGATCTAGGCTTTACTCCTATAAAAGGAGATCTAAGTATAGAAGGCGGCCAATTACCTTCTAAAGTAGAAGCAGATTCTGATCTTGAATTTGTACCAGAGAATTTAACCGAACTACCCTCTGAACCAATAGAGGTACAAGGAGTTGGAACTGTACCAATCAAAAGAGATATAGAATTAGATCTTCGACCGACATTTGACCCAGGGAAAGAGATGTCAAAACAAATTTCTGGATCATTAGAGGCTGTAAGTAGAGGAGCCCTACAGGCTTCTACTTTAGGATTTGCTGATGAAATAGCGGCTTTAGTTGAGGGTGGAGTTCCCTATGAACAGGCACTACAAGAAGTCCGTGAGGCGTATGCCAGAGCACAAGAAGAACACCCTCTTGCATACGGAGTAGGAACTGGAATAGGTACTGTTGCGCCATTATTAACAGGTCCTGGTAGAGTAGCTGTATCTCCTATTACTTCTATATTATCTAGAGTAGCCCCTGGCGCTGGTAAATTAGCTAGAATAGGCGCTGCTACGTCTGAATCAGCCTTAATAGGAGGAGTAGCTGGGGCTGGTATGGCTGAAGGAGATAAGTTAGAGGGTGCAGAGAGTGGAGCCGAAATGGGTGCTTTAGTTGGAGGTGGTCTAACTACCTTAGCCCATGCTTTACCATTAGCAACTAAAATACCAGTAATCGGAGAACTACCTACTAAAGCTTTTAAAAGAGCACGTAAAACTGGATTAATACCTGGAGTAGAAGACTTAACAGAAACTTTATCTCAAATTAAATCAACAGAAAAGGAAATAGCTGACTTATTAGAAGAAGGTTTATCTAAAAAACTACTACCTCAGCAACAAGAGAGAGTCCTAAAGGTAGGAGAAGATATAACAGATCTTATTAAATCTACTAAAAGTAAGTACGGGCAGCAGATAGGGTCTACTGTAGAAAAACTAGTTAATGAAGGTAATCCTATAGTAGTTAAAGATATTATAGATGATACAATAGATCAAATTAAAAAAGCTAGGTTTGGCGGTGACGCTAAGCGTAAGGCTGAGGATATTATAGAGGAACTAACAAAACTTAAAGAAATTCCAGCACAAAAGCCTATTAACATAGCTACTACTGAAAAACTTAAAAGATTAGCAGACTCTGGGGAAGAAGCTACAGAATTACTACCAGCTGGATTTAAAGTAAAAATAGGTAGAAAAGAGGGTACTAAAGAAGAGCTAGAACGATTATTACGTGTAGGAGAAAAAAAGCCAGCAGGAGTTGATATAGTTCGTAAATACTCTGACGAAGGATTAGAGTTAGGTAGAGAGATTACAGAAAAAGGACAAATAAAATTTACTCCTACTATTAAGGAGGCTATATCTCCAGAAGAGGCCATAGAAGCAAAAAGGTACCTAGCTAGAGAGGCATACGGTAGAACACAACCAGAAAAAGAACTAACTGGTATAACTAGAAAAGCCTATAGGCAAATAGTAGATAGAATAGAAGAACAATTACCAGAAGGTAGTGAAGAGCTTAAATTATTTAAACAGGCTAAGGATAAGTATTCTAAGGCTATAGAAGCAGAGGGATTGGCTTTGGAAGAAGGTAGAAGAGGATTAGAGCCTACTTCTAAACTATTAAGACAGCTAGAAAAATCGTCTGGTCAATTGTCTGTAGCTGAAAAAGCTGAGCTAGATAGCTTATTTAAAACATTATCTGATATAGACCCGACGGCTGCCAAGTCCTTACAAGAAGAAGTAATATCTGGGTCTAAGGATTTAGCAGAAACTAAAAAGTTAATTAGTAAATATTTAGAAAGTGCTACTCCAGCTCCAGGACCAGGAATGGGAGCTAGGAGATTTCCTGAAATAGAAGAAGGAATAATATCAGCTGAGGCTAGAATTGTTGACCCTACTCGTAGAAAATTTCCGGAATTATTAGGAGCAATGTCTAGGGCTAGTCCAGAAAAAACTAGAAAACTTTTACCAAAAATTAGAGAGGCGGCTGAGGCCGCAGAACTAACAGGACAAGCTACTGAAGATGTGGCTCTATCTAGGTACGGTGTAACTCCTTCTCTCATTAAAAGAGCAGCTATTCAGTCAGGTGGATTAGCAGGTAAGTTTGTTAAGTCTTTAGCAGAGCAATCAAAAGACGTAGTTAAGAATACGGCTCAAGTAATAGGAAAAATAGGCGTAGCTGACCCAGTAGTAATTGAAGATATGGCTAATTTTGCTCTGGCTAAAGGTAGAAAGGGTCTAAGTAATTTATTAACGCAATCTTTAGGTAAAGACAGAATAGGACGAAACGCTGCCTTATTCCTAATAACTCAAGACCCAATTTTACGTAAACAAGCACAAGATACTATTGATGAGTTATCTGGAGATTTGGGGAATGAAGTGTCTGAGGAATAATACATGTCAGAAGATTATATAGAATTATCTAAAAAAATAGATGAGCTAGTAACGGCTATTCATTCCTTAGACAAGAATATGGAAAAGAATAATCTGATATTAGACCTTCATCACAAACGTAGTATATTATTAGAAAAAAGACAGGAATACTTTAGATTAGAATTAGAAAAAATAACACTATCTATTTTAGAAAGAATTACTCCTTTAGAAAGACATGTATTATTCGTTAATATTATATTAAAAATAGCTATAAGTTTAGGTGGCATAGCTGCTTTTGTACTAACGGCTATAAAGATAATACAAGCTTTGAACTAATCCTCTAAATCATCGTTATTACGAACGTAATCTAGGATATCAATCATAGCTTCTTCTGTATGGTTAATAGAGGTATTTACCTGTTCATCTATAGCTGCGGCTAAAGCAGAAGCGTCCGTAGTTTTTAATAATAGTCCAGTAGCTTTAGCCTTAGACAGCATACACCTATTTCTAGCATTATTTTCTGAGTACATTTCTCTCTTCTTTTTCTTGGATTTATAAAGCTTCTTACCTTTATGCTCAAAGTTAGTTATAACAGTTTCTGATAAAAAACTATTTAAGAACTCTTTTTCTTTAGGACCTAACTTATCCAAATAGTCTATATCAAGATACTCCTGTCGATTCTTTACCTGTCTTTTGAAGTTCAGAGCCGGATATTTCTCCTTTTGATATGGTAGTTTGGGATTCTTGATCTTCTTCCTTGTCATAATAATTCTCCAATCCGAATCTCTTCGGAAAATTAAGTATAGCCTCTCTGCCATACTCTTGTATTGCTGCGTTATCGTATGCTAGTGCTGCTGATCTAAGAGTAGGGTATACTCCTAACATTTTATACCCGTACTTAGTTTTTATTCTAGCTACTATTTTATTATCAGATCTAAAATAAACTCCTATATATTGATTATCTCTTTGTTTTATAGTCCTTCTTCTATCTGCCCAAGGATCAGTAAATATAGAAAATGATTGATCTACTCCAAATGGCCAGGGCTCTAATCTGTAGAATAAAAAACCACTTCTACGTCTCGCCTTAAAATACTTTTTAAACTCTGTTGTAAATTTACGTAAAGTCAATGGTTTACTAGTCCATTGACAATAAAGGTCATATACCATGTCTTGAGATATGGTAGTTTCTCCTTTAGTAATTTTCTTAATTTGTATAAAGTTTAATACCTCTCGTTCTCTACGAGATATGGAGTCTTTTCTTAATATAAGTGCTTCTGGATCTAA